ATGGCTACCTTAAACTTAAAAATCCTCCCGAACAGACGTAAATTGTCGGGTAAACTTGGAATTTATGTATCTTTAACTTTTAAGAAGGAAGTTCGGTATATCTCTACCGAATTCGAGGTTGATGATGAATACCAGTTTGAAAACGGAAAGGTGTGTTACCGCAAGGATGCGGCAATCATGAACAAAAGAATACAGTATGTGCTGGGTATATACCGGGAACGGATGGAAGGTCTCAATCTGAATAGGTTTTCCAACTGTGCACAGTTGAAAGAAGTGTTGATGAAGGATGGGGAAGAAGCTGAGGTGATAACGGTGCGGCAGCTCTTTGAAAGAAGAATAGAGCGTCTTGAAAAAGAAAAGAGAATCTCATACGCGGAAATGAACCGCTATACCTGCAAGGTTATCGTGTCTCTCATTGGTGATATACCTATAGATTACCTGACAAAACGTGATATCCGGGAAACGCTCTTTAAGGGGATGCAGCGCAGAGGATATGCGAAGGGGAATATACAGATGCGCATGACCCATTTCAAGGCTGCTATCAATGAAGCTATAGACGAAGGGTTGGTGAAGTATGACGAACACCCGTTCAAGGGATTTACCATGCCGCAATCTGAACCCAAGCTGATGGACATAACCGTCACGCAGTTCCAGCGTATTCGGGACATGGTAACATCTGACAGCAAACTCATACTGGCGCGTGACCTATTCCTCCTGTCGTTCTACTTGGGTGGGATCAACCTTGCAGACCTTGTTGAGACGGATTTGTCAAGCAAGACAATGACATACGTCCGAAAAAAGAGTGCAGAACACAAAACGGGAGAAAGAACTACATCTTTGACCATACCCGATGAGGCGAAAACAATCATCAATAAATACATTCTAGGAAACAGGTTGAACTTATCGTTTTGTAACGGGTACAAGAATCTGCAACGTTATGTCAACAAATGTTTCGCAGCCTTGGCACAACATATAGGCATTCAAACTTCATTCTCTTACTATGCCGGCAGAAAAACATTCGCACAGTTCGCTTTTATGATAGGAATAAGGACAGAGGTGGTGGAGTATTGTATAGGGCAGTCTGTGAAAAAGAACAGACCTATTTACAATTATGTGCGAGTGATGCAGAAACAGGCTGATGCAGCAGTACGGAAAGTGATACAATATACTGTAGATCCGGAAAGCTTTGAAACAGAGAACATCCCTTAGAGGATGCCGCCCCACTACTTTGTACACGAACGCACTCATGGAGTGTAAAATTGGTAAAATAAGGATTGGTCTATTTGTTTGCTGTCATTAACAGATGTCTAAAGACCGGACTTCTATAACACTATATGGTAAGTCCGGTCTTTTTAATATATTTCTCTATATCGGTCACAAGTTTTTTAATCACTTCTTGCCTGACTTGGTTTTGAGCCAACTCAAAAAATCCGCTTTAATAATAAAAAACATAATACCTCAAAGTGCATAGTTTTATTTGGGTTTATTTTTCATAGCAAAATATTATGGAGCGTTATACGTTTATAAGTTATGACATAAAACACAGCCAATAATTATATAAACAATACTAACTATAGCATTAAATTTTACATTCATTTGATCTTTACTAGTAATCATAGTATAAATACATTTAATAATGCCAATTATAACAACTGTAATGAGGCAATTAATAACTGTTTCATAATTGGCTAGTTCTTGTTTAAGTAAATAAATCTCATTAAAATTAGATCTAACCGTCTCATGAAGCTGGTCAACATTCATTTTTGTATTTTCGAGTTGAGTTTTAATTAAATACATCTCTTGCTCATTAGAGCTGGCATTAAGATATTCATGTAAATCCATAACAACATTATATTAAGTAAAACGTGTAAAGTGCAATACATTCCTAATATATAGAAAAATAAAAATAATTTTAAACAAAGAGGATCGCCGTTTTTTTGCTTCCTTACTAATTTCTTTGTTAGCCCATTTTTACTGCTTTCTATTATAGTAACAATAAGCCGTGAATATGAGTATTTTCCAATATGCACAGCCAATCCAATGTAAACGAATTGCATCTTAGTTCTTTTTCCCTACAAGAACTAAAATACACAAAAGTACGCATATAATTGTAATTTACAATGTAAATCACAGAATTTTACATTATAAATTGTTTTTAATAAAGTTATTTTATATCTTTGCAAAACAGAATTGAGATGAAAATAAGGATGCCTCCAGCAAAAAAATCGCACGGTGATACCTCAGACGTAAAGCTCCACACAAAGCATCCTGTAATGTTTACTCTAAAATTAGTGCATCAAGTGTGGTAAGTAGGAGAAAACAGCTATGAAAAAATTTTATCACTTTCTTAAGTTGATAAAGTTGATAATTGACATAGTACAAGCACTATGTTAGTACATCTCAACATTTTGGGTGCGTCATCTGGCGCACCTTTTTTTGTAATATTTGTGTTCTTTCTTCACTCTATATTATATTCGGGTTACTATGCTAATCATGGAGAGCACAAAATTTCAATCTGATATTGACAAGTTGAAAAAGATGCTGGAGAAAGATCAGAATGAAAAAATTATGAGTGAAATCCGAAAAATAAGAAAAAAATACTTTGAGGAAACGGTTGCTGTCATCACTGATAGCAACCGTTTCAATTAGTTAGAATAACAACTTAAAAATAGCGTCTATTATAATCTCTCTATCCTTATTTTCTTTTTATTCTGATGGCAATGACCTTTGCTGTTTTATTCTTGCAGTACTGGCAGCAGAATCGCTGTGCGCATGTTTCGCAATTGCGGCACATATCCAGTAGATATTGTTTTTCTTGTTTGAGTACATCAACCTTGTATTGCAGGTCGGAAATGACATTTTTTATAGTTTCTTCCATAATAAAAATGGTATTAGAATGAGATTTGTATTTTGTAGAAGAAAACAACTTCGGATTCGTTATTGTTTAACCGTAATTGACATTTCTCTTTTCTTCAATTTGTTTTTCAAGGAATTTAACTTTCTCTTTTAATAGTGATATAGTATCGTGCTGGTCGTCTATTACCTTTTTATACCAAGCTTCATCAAAATCATTTGCTTTAATAGAATCGCTAGTCTCGTTTAACATCATGGAACCTGTACCACGAAGCAGCCATTCAGCACTTATCTCAGGAAAAGCGTTGAGTATGGCTTCTATTATTTCTAAACTAAGTTTGCGCTTGCCTAACATATAATAATTAAGCGTCTTTTGATTTACTCCAATTTTTATAGAGAAATCTCTTTCCGATTTTGCCATTTCGGAGATCATCATTTTAATTCTGTTTATTATTTCCATATTACTACAATTGTTCTTATATTTGCACTATGATTATTAATCCTTAAACTTGTATCGTTATGAATAGTCTATTTTATTACATGGATGATTTTATCTATTATTACGCATGGTTTTCAATTGTTGTAGGTATTCTGTTTATTCCTGTCAAAAGTATCTATAATGCTTTTTGTTTTTCCAAAAAGGAACATTTGGAAAGGAGCCTAAACAATTACCATCCAATAAAGTCGATATTGAAAAGTCTGATTTTTCTATATTTCCTTCATTTTATAACACAAAATAAAGAAGATATAGAGCAATTAAAACAACGGATAGATATTGTAGAATCAACTCAATTACTTTCTTCGGAATCCATCCAAAAGACTGATTCAGATACTCTTTCATCCATCCCATCTTTAAATCAATAAGCTCTTTTTCTCCGGTTTTTGTCAGAACCAGATTCTTGTTGAGGAAGGACTTTTCTAAAGTTCTTCCTTCTTTTGTCTTAAATACGGTTCCATCATCGGTTACAGCTTTTCTATCTCTAGCCTTATATACTTCATCTGTGTAATGGGTATAATATGGCAAAAGCCGTTTGTACATTTTTCGTTCAATCCATGATAGATGCTTGCTTTTTTTCTTAACCTCTAGCAGGCAGAACAATGAAGCCTCTTTCTTTTTCATACGTAATGGTTAAATAATGTTTTATATAGAACATTTGTGGTTGATATGGTTTTTATATCTACAAATGTTCTTATATTTGCATTGTGATTATAAATCATAATCACATGAGCGATGATTAATTTTCAAATATAGATAAACGATATGGAAACAGCAAACATGAAATGTAGAATTTGGCTTCCCTATGGGAAGAAGGCTAAACTGGCTTCTTATTTCGGTGTCAGTAGTGAAACTGTGAGAAAAGCATTGGCTTTTGAATGTGGGGACAATGACTTTCATGAGACGATACGTAAAGAGGCGATAAAGAATTATGGTGGGCAGAAAATATTTATTCCATGCAAGTATGCAGGTTAACCATGATAACTAAAAAGGCAACAGGAGGAATGAATATGAACAGATTATCCAAGCAGTGTATGGTTTTTATAGCGGGTATGATCTCATTCCTGTATGTTCTGGGATTGGTAGGGCATCAGGATTACATCGAGGAGATATTGTATAACATGCCTCAGGAAACTTATGATGTGATTGTACAGAAGCTGGGAAACGTGTCAAGATCGGAGATTGCTGCTGAATATGAGGCGAACAGGGCATTTTATGATAACCTTAACAAATAAATTATGAGACGTGATTTTCAAACATCAAAGGCAGAGGAAGAATTAGGGAACCTTTTTCTTGTTGCCAGGAAGAAGGGCATAACATTTACAAAGAGAGAGGCATCCAGATGGGTCGGAGGTCGGTATGTTCTTGAAAGGCTCGTGGCTGAGAGGAAAATACGGATGGCAAAGCCCGGGGACAGGCAGAACTCGGAATGGAAATGCAATGCGGAGGATGTGTTACGCCACGCATTCAAATATTAAGAATACACTTTAAAACCTTGAACTCATGAGTATAAAAAGAACGTATTGGACCAAACAGGAGATAGATATACTGTGTGCCATGTATTCCAACACAAAGGCTGCCTGTATACAGGATATTCTTACGCGCCACAGCCTCAACTCAATCTATAAAAAGGCGCGTGAACTTATGCTTGATGCGTACTCGTTTCATCTTGAAGAAATACATTATATCCGTTCCATGGCACAGGATATGACGGTGAAGCAATTGTCACAGAAGATGGGATATAGCGAGCGCACTATTTACCGCCGCTTGAAAGCCATGCGTACCAATTCATAAATAGTTCCGTTATGAGCAAATCACCTGAACATGATTTACAGACCCGGTGTGTAATCTGGTTTCATTACCGATTTCCACATCTGAAACCTTTGTTCTTTTCCGTTCCCAACGGAGGATATAGAAACAAGGCTGAGGCAGCGCGTCTTAAGGCGGAAGGTGCTAATGCCGGAGTGTCTGACCTTATATTGCAGCTGCCTGCCGGAAAATGGTCAAGCCTCAACATTGAGATGAAGGCAGGTTCTTCACAAAGGGAAGAACAGAAAAGATATCAGGTATGCGTGCAGGCATCTGGAGGACGCTACGAATTATGTCGTTCCTACGAACAATTTGTTGATCTGGTTACCGAATATATATCACAAGTTGATGGACGGGTACTGGAACGGCTTCGTCAGATACATCTTGAACGCGAGGAGGAGGAAAAGCAGAAAATACGTAAGCAATATCAAAAAAGAATAAGTAAAACATTAAAACCATAAATCATGATTGTAGAAGCAACAGGAAAGGTCATGCAGGTTCTTTCAAAAATAGAAGGGGTTAGCGCGAAGACCGGAAAGGCATGGGAGAAATACACATATCTTATAGAGCAGTCGGGTATGCGCCCTACTTCTCTAGTGGTTTCAGTATTTAACTATGGGGAACACGTAGGAGAGCTCCTTAATATGGGGGATACTGTAAGAATGTCTCTTCGCATAGAGGCGCATTTTGTAAAGGATGGACAGAAATGGTATAATGAGGTTACGGCTTTCAATATTGTATCTTTCCGTTAAAGTTAAAATTAAAACGAAGTATTAATGGGTAAAGTAAAAATCTATATAAGTGGACCGATAGCGCATTATGATCTTCATGAGCGGAAGCATGCTTTTCTCATGGCGAAAGAAAGACTTGAATCACAAGGTTATGATCCTGTGAATCCTTTCGATAACGGTGTTCCTGATAATGCGCATTGGAGAGAGCATATGAGAGCCGATATCGCGATGTTGCTGAAATGTGACGCTATTTTCATGCTTCCCGGATGGGAACTGTCTAAGGGATGCAAGCTTGAGCTTGATGTGGCTTCAAGCTGTGGTATAGCCGTTATTATCGAACCTGTTCACCCCTGTGACTATGACGTTAAAAAGAGTGGAGCCGAAACGTGTGTACTGCCGTAATTGTGCCAATAGTTCGGACCATCGGGGCAATTCATGTTTCTGTAGTGCGAAGGGGCACCGCGAATGCGCCTGTAACAAGTACGGACAGATATGTAAGTTCTACAAAAAGATCATATAAAGACTCTAATAAATATGGTTTATGACAACAAGAAGCAGATTATATAAGCTTCACTATTTGCTTCGTAAAAGAGGCAATGAGGTGAATGCTAGAAACAGGACAGTATACCGGAGAGCCAAGTCCCTTCCTGCTATAGAGGAGAAATGGATGAAGGAACTGATAGAAAATGGATATATGGTGGGGAACAACCTGTTTGCCCCTCTCCCCAATAATAACTCTTAAACTTAATAGAAATGGCAACACATGGAATAACAATAGCAAAAGCATCTAAGGATGATTTTGAGAAAGTGTATAATCTGCTTTCTCCGATGGAGGAACTCTTCAACAGCAAATGGTGTAATGAAGAAGAAATGTTATGATTTAAAACAAGAAAAGTATGAAACAGTATATTTTGAAGATGAAAATAAAAAAGTTCATATAGCATGAAGATAATTGTTAGTTTTTCCGGTGGTAAGGATTCGCAAGCCTGTTTAATCCAGGCTGCCAATAAATATGGAGCCGATAAAATAGAAGCCGTATTTTGTGATACAGGTTGGGAGCATCCCGATACTTATCAACATATTAGTAACGTGTGCAAACAGCTTGATGTCAGATTAGTAATTTTGAGAAGTAAGAAATACACTGATTTTGTGGATATGTCTATCAAATGCTCTAGGTTCCCGTCTTCCCAAAGAAGGTTTTGTACCTCTGAGTTAAAAATAAAGCCGATGATTGATTATATTCTCTCACTTACTGAACCTTGCTTGATAATTCAAGGTATTCGAGCAAAAGAAAGCGAAGAACGCGCCAAACTTCCTTATGAGTGCAATTACTTCGGAGAATATTTCGAACGTGTGAAAAAGAATCGTAAAGGAAAGATTGTTGAAGTATGGAAGCAGGATTATCGTAGAAAAGATGTACTTAAATGGTGTGAACACTATGATGCCAGCGTTTCCCGCCCAATCTTCCAATGGTCAGCACAAGAAGTTATAGACCAGATTCTTTCTGTCGGACAAAAACCAAACCCTTTATATTATCGTGGATTTTCCCGCGTTGGTTGCTATCCCTGTATTATGTGCAGGAAGCAAGAGGTTAAGCTAATTTCTCAAGAAGAGTTTGGGCGAAGTCGCTTGATAGATGCCGAACGACGAATGAAAGAAGAAACCCCAAAGGGTTCGTCTTTCTTCTCACCGGGCTACATCCCTGATCGTTTCTGTAAAAATAAGACTTATCCAACAGTAGAAGAAGTTTTCGAGTATGTGAACCGGAAAGATGCCGGCATGGATGATATGTTTGAACCAGAAGGCGGATATAGTTGCATGAGCCTTTATCACGGACTTTGCGAATAAGAAGTTTAATTCAAATCAGATTAGAAATGAATGATGGAGTTTATTTTGACCAAAATGGTAGCGAGGTAATCGTAATTAATGGGGTTGAATACTCACGAGAAGAATTTGATTTTCTTGTGGATATGTGTGGAGATTGCAATATGTAATAATATAAGAAAGTAATGAGCAAAAAAATAATACTTGACGCTTGCTGTGGAAGCCGGATGTTTTGGTTTGATAAGAAGAATCCAAACGTTCTCTTCCAAGATATTCGTGATGTCGAATATGTTTTATGCGATGGTCGTAAGCTGGAAGTCCATCCTGATGTGGTTGCCGACTTTACAGCAATGCCGTATCCGGACAGTTCTTTTAAACTTGTAGTCTTTGATCCTCCACACCTTGATAATGCGAACGAGGGTGCATATATGGCTCAAAAGTATGGAACGCTTCGACGGTTTAAGTGGCAGGAAGATATAAAGAAAGGATTCAGCGAATGTATGCGAGTGCTTGAACCGAACGGAGTGCTGATTTTCAAATGGAACGAAACTCGTATTCCTGTAAGACGAATATTGGAGATAATCAATGAGCGGCCGCTATTCGGGCATAAGTCCGGAAAAGCATCTAAAACTCATTGGATGTGCTTTATGAAATTGCCAATTAATTCTTAACGATATAGAAAGGAATTAAATGAAAACATTTGAAGTCACATTAACGATTGAAGCGTCAGACTGCACCACAGTAGAGGACGTTTGTAAATCCTTAGAAGAGAATAGCTCTCTTATAGAATTTGATTTATCAGAAGGAAATATCACGGATATTAATGTATCAGAGTTAGAATTTGAGTAAAACACTAAGAATATAATTATGGATAAAGAAATTATAAAAAAATCAAGCGTACTTATTAATGAGGGGTGCAGTATTATTAATCGCCTATTTTTAGTTTGCGCTATGTCCGGATCGGACGAATTAAAGGAGTTTCTTGACGATTTAGAGATAGAGAGTTGGCGAAGTATCCTTCCGTCTATAAGTGAAACAACATTGGAAAGATACGATGATAACAAAGCAGAGTTGCTCTACGATAAAGGAATGCATGGATTACTGGCTGAGTGCCACTATAATGTAATGGATGATTTCGACTTCCATGAAAACGGTTCTTTCCGGTCGTGTGGTAACACTTGCAGCTTTATGAGTTTTATTGTATATGCAGAGAATATCAATGAATTAATGGACAAGGTTCTGGCTAAAGACAAAGAGTTATTCAATCTTCAAATAGAGGAAGCGAGAATAAAACAAGGGATCAAAGTTAACTCCTAACCGAACAGAATGGAAACAATTGAGATGAAAGCATTAAGGATTAAAAATATCCTTAATTCACTAGAAGAAAAAATCGAATCTGGTAATATAACAATCAGAGAAGCTGCTATTGAATTGCACAAAGCTGGCTGGATAAATTATATAGACATTGACACAACTAAGAAGCTGCTTGGTTTGAATTAATCAGATATAGATATGAAAGATATAGAATTATTCAACGATCATTTTCAAAACTATAAAGTCTACGGCATTCCTAAAGCTCAACTAATTATAGCCGATGTTCCCTACAATTTAGGGAATAATGCTTATGCCTCTAATCCTTCATGGTATGTGGATGGTGATAATAAGAATGGAGAAAGCGATAAAGCGGGTAAAGAATTCTTTGATACTGATAAAGATTTTCGCCCGGCAGAGTTTATGCACTTTTGTAGCCAGATGCTTGTAAAAGAGCCAAAGGATAAAGGTAAGGCTCCTTGTATGATAATCTTCTGTGAGTTTGAAGATCAATTCCGATACATTGAATTAGGAAAGAGATATGGATTAAATAAATACATCAATCTTGTATTCCGGAAAGATTTCTCCGCGCAGGTATTAAAAGCAAACATGAAAGTAGTAGGTAACTGTGAGTACGGTTTACTTCTTTATCGTGAAAAACTTCCAAAGTTCAACAATGATGGTCGGATGATATTCAACTGCTTTGATTGGGTAAGAGATTCTGATACACCCAAAGTACATCCAACACAGAAACCGGTTCCACTTCTTCGTAGGCTGATAGAAATCTTCACTGATAAAGGTGATGTCGTTATCGACCCGTGCGCTGGAAGCGGTTCCACCTTATTAGCTGCTGCACAGTTGGGACGCAAGGCATACGGATTCGAAATTAAAAAAAAGTTTTTCGCTGATGCGAATAAATTGGTGTTATCGCGTATTCAGCAATCACTATTTGTATAATTCAAATACAGCTTAGAAAGGAATTAAAATATCATGAATGCCTTACAATTTAAAAAACTGAAAATCGGAGATCGAATATTAACCTATAATGGTGCGTGTACCACTGTGACTGACATTGACCGTATGGCAGGAAAGTTGACCTGTGGCAACGGACAATGGAGAGATTACCATCGTGTGCGTATGGCGGTTGAAACAGATCTGCTGGTTGAACATAAGAGAGTTCAGGATTACGTACCACCTGATACAGTCATTCTTTCTCGTGCCTTGTTGCTTAAATTGGGCTTCTCAAAAGTATGTATTCTTCGCGCTATAGAAAATTGCGGGCCGGATGGCTTTTTGGGAACCTTGCAGGATCTTTTTGTCAGAACGGAATTTATCTCTATCGAATATGTGCGGAATCTTGTTCCGGTAATGATAAGGGAAGGACTGATACAAAGAAAGGTTGTAAAACGTGGCTTGTTCAGGCTGACTATTAATAAATGATTAAATAATATACTCGTATTATGGGACAGGAAAGCAGACGGAAGTCTTTTGTTTTTTATACTGAATGGAAAGAGGTGTTAGTGGATTATCCACCGGAGGTCAGACTTGAAGTGTACGATGCGGTCATTGAATATGCCGAGTCGGGGACATTGTCGGAGCTGAGACCGTTGGCTAAAATGGCATTCTCCTTTATAAAAAAACAGATAGACTCTAATAAAGACAAATACGACGATATTATAGCAAAAAGAAGTGAGGCTGGCAAGAGAGGTATGGCCAGTCGGTATAATAAGGATGTAACAAAAGATAGCAAAAGTAACAAGTGTTATCACAAAGTAACAAATCTAACAAGTGATAACAAAAGTAACAAGGGCTATCAAAGCGTAACAAACCTAACTATAAATGATTATGATAATGATGATGTTTTATTTCAAAAAGAAGAAGAAAAAGTTTTTGGTTCTTCCCCCTTGAAACCCTTGCAGGAATTGTTTGATGAGATGAAGCGGAACGATTCCTGGGCGGAAGGCCTCATCATGAACAAACATCATGAGGGATACAAGGCTTTCAATCAGGAAACATTATCGAACTTTCTGGAAGAATTTTTCCGGAAACTTCAGAATGAGAATTGTACAATGGTCAATCCGGGAGACGAATATAGGCATTTCTCCAATTGGCTGAATAAAAAGCTTGAATGTAAATCCGATGAAAGAACCAAAACAGATAAAAGAACTAATGCCCGGACCGGAGGACAGGACTACAATTACGGTCATGAAATCGATCCCCCACACATCATCAAACTGGGAGGACAGGGGAAAGTATAACTTCCGGATGGGAGACGTAAGGATGATGTTGTCCGATGAGGAAATAGAGAAGTTCTGGAAGCACAGGCTGATACTTTCCATGCGGACTGTTACTCCTGATTTCATGGTGGACGATTCAAATTGTCAATTGCTAAGCGAGATATACCAATGGGTATGGCATAAGTCAGATGTGCTGTCCGGAAAGAAAGGAATATTGCTCTATGGTCCGGTGGGAAGCGGGAAGACCACCATCTTGAAAGGACTGCAAGTCTATATGGCACTTATCAACAGACTGGTATACGGTTGTCGCCGTTCCGACATCTGTTTTGAGATGCGTTCGGCCACGGAGATAGCCTTACGTTATTCCTCCCAAGGTACGGAGGCGCTTGACAGATGGACAACAAAAGGCATGGCCGGACACCTGATAATTGACGAGATTGGGCGGGAGGAAAATGCAAAGCATTTCGGTACGTCGTGCAATGTCATACAGACCATCTTGCAGATGCGTTACGAACTTCGGCATGAGATGCTTACATTCGGTACGACAAACATCGACATGGAGGATTTGTCGCAGTTTCGCAACCTATACGGAGATTATGTGTTGGACCGTGTCAAGGAGATGTTCAATATTGTTCACCTTGGCGGCAACAGCCGTCGTAAATGGATATAAAATGGAAAAAGAACTAGAAAAACTACAAAGGCAGCTTGCTATGGCGATAAAGGAACGCCGTTACGCCAGAATGGCCGAGCTGCAACGAAAAATTGCGGCCTTGCAGAATGTTCGTGAACATGTGCCGTTGTCATTTCTTCTACCAAAATTTACACCACAGGAGAGGGATAAGGCGCTGGTGTTGATGCATCAGGTATTCGTATTCGCTGACATGCTTTATGGCGCGGCGCTGGAGTTCGAGGAATATCTTAAAGGATTTGATCGTTCCGTAACCCTTCCCGTAGTGGTCAGGGCGAAGAAGGCTGCGGCAGAGTGCCGGGACATAACCCGGTATGTAGACAGTTTCGGTGATGAGCGTATGAGCGCGTTATTCGGAGAAATGTGTGATGAAATAAGCCTCAACGCACAGAATGTTATTTATCGTTATGTCCGCAAGGAAACAAAAAAACAGGAACCATGAGAAAAAAGATGTTATTATGGGTGATAAGACTCATACGGCTCTTCCACAAGGAGGATCAGTTCATACCGCAGTTGCGCTCCGTGCCGGAAGGCAAGGTGCTGCCGAACAGGCTTTACCGTCATTTCGGACGTATACTTGTATCGCGCGCTAATCCGCAGAAAGTAGAGATGCGTTATTATTATGCGGAGATAGATCCGGCCATGTCCGTACGTCCGAAAGATGATGACTGGAAGGAATGTAGCGAGATACATTATAACGAGCTTATGACAAGAAAGGATGCGGTTACGAAATATGAGCAGACCGGAGCACCGTGCGAACATTGCGCATGTCAGATATATGGTCTTCCATGTCATTGTGCTTTTCCAAGGGGAGCCATGACAGGCTATTTCGAACTGTTGCATTGCAACAAACAGTATTCTAATAATCCAACCATTTAAATAAAAAAGACGACAATGAAAATTAATGTATTCAGGACACAGTGCAAGGAAGGTGCGCGTGTCTTTTTTGACGGGGATATCACCTGTACGGGGACAGTAAGGAAGATTTCAAAGGACGGGAGTCGGGCGCTTGTGTGCTTTGACAACGGGGATGTGTCCTGGAAAGAGTATTTCATGATTGATTTTATTGAGGACTAGCCATGGAGAACAAGAGAAAAAATATTCTGATCCATCCGGATCATATAGAGGATCTGGATAAGAAATACAAGCGGCTGGAGGAAAACAGAAAGGAGCCGGTAAGGACAGGTTATACATCTATATGCCGTCTTCGGAATACCAGACTGCACAGGGACATTCTTTTCAGACGGATGTTTGTCCGTGACAAAATGCCCACCGGAGCTTTTATAATATTTAAAGAACTGGGGAAGGACAGCGTCATGCTCCAGCCATGCAAGCCTGAATGGATGAACCGGACACATATCAATCATGTGGGAGGACGTTTCCTCGGATGTCTTCGCTTCTTTTCCAGCTATGCTGATTTGGATACGACACCGCCAAGCCAGATATTGTATGATCTGAAAATAGATCCGCTGGTAACCTCATACACTTTCCGGCTTGAGGAATGGAAAGTGCAGGACGAGCATGACGGTGAGACGGTAGCGTACAAACTGATACCGTTGTTTCCGCTATGAAACTGGCAAACATACCGTCAGATATTAAAAGAACAGCACGGGAACTTAAGATTCCCGTGCTTCAGCATCATATATATGTTAATGGCAGGCATAAGCATGTGACTATAAGTAAAAAATGTGTTCGGAAAGCCGGATTGACGGAAAAATACTCTGTACAGATCGTTGTGCTGGGGGAAGTGAGGGCATATATGATATTCTCTTATGATCCGTTGTGTGAGAACCGTCCCCATCTTCTTTTTCTTCCCTCATCTTGTGAGATTCATAGTCCGTATGTGACACGTGCTTTGCAAAGAATCGGGGGTGGGAATGAGATATGCAGGTTGCGCTTTCATGGGAAGCCGGTTTTTCTGAAAGGCAAGGACGGTACTGTCGTGACCGTTGTGTGGCGGATCTCGACATCTCCGGTAAGGGATATAGCCTCAACTGTTCAGAATATACAGAACAGGAACATGTAAGTTGTTATATTTGTGATGTTTATTATTCATTTTATAAAAAAGAAGTATTATGACGGAGAAACAAATATCTTTCTCGGGACTTAACCTGACACCTTATTCCGATATTTCTCCTGACGGGCAGCTTTCCGCATCTGTCGGGCTGGAGATTCATGACGGCAGTATCAGGCCTTCTGTTCTTGCCGGAGAGAAATATATCCTTCCACAAAGTCATAACTCCGCTAAACTGTTATATATACATTCCGCTACGTCATATTCACATTTTATTTTTCAAGACGGTCTGTCATTATATTGGGCTGATGTGAATAATAAGGGGGAATTGTCACTTACATTGCTGGATGAGTCTATACCTGCCAGTTCATTGTTGTCGGTAGGAAACACGCTTGTCGCCTTTGCTGAGGACGGGATGCATTATTTCTTATGGAAAAATGGAAACTACAAATATCTGGGGCAGAAACCTCCGGAACCACTTTTGGTGTTTTCCTTGCATTCAACTGTAAGAAGAAGCGGAGAATTTGAACTGTACAAGAAGGAACAGATGTGGATTAATGGGGATAAATGGCAGATAAAAGATGAATATGTACAGGGGATATCCACAAAAGTACATGCTGAGATAAACAAGTATATAGCAGAACAGCAAGAAGACGGATATTTCATTTTCCCTTTTTTTGTACGTTATGCATACCGCCTTTATGACGGTTCTGTCATCATGCAGTCCGCACCTGTGCTTATGTTGCCTAATGACTCCGGTGCACCGGTGGTAGTCAGTAAAATTGAGCGGCTGAGTCAGGTGATTTTTACCGGCATTGGTTATATATCCTCATTCTGCTCATGGCTTTCATACGCATGTGCCAACAATGACAAGGAGGCGATACAGGAGTGGGGGGATATTATAAAAGGAGTGGATATTTTTATATCCTCCCAATTCTATACATTTTATACGGACGGTGATATAGACATGAGTCAGAGTCTGTTGAAAGATCTTCCCCAAGGCAAGAGCAACACATACGGATATATTATGGATGATTTGTCAGAGTACTCCTATCCACCAAGGCCTTTTAGCGAGGCTTATGATAGAAAGTTTGGAAACGAGGCTGCTGCTACATATGCATGGGGCATGGAAGTACGTAATGAGTTCAAGGAGGAAATATGTAACGCCTCCCTCTTTTATCATGTGAAGACTCTGGAACTGGACGAACTTTCCAGCGACATCCGCTATCTGTTTGGTGCGGAAGGGGACATGGATCATATTTTGAGCAATTTGGAACTTAGGGAGACATTGACAGATGATTATATGACACACGATATCATCATTCCTGACTTTTCCACGACATATAACAGCCGTCTGCATATTGCAAATGTGAAAAGAACTTTTTTCAAGGGATTCAATCCCATGTGTATATCACAATTTCTAGGTCGTGGGGATTCTTCGGTTTCAATATATACGTATATACATGGGAGCAACGGGGATGTTGTAGTCAAAAGTGATACGGAAGTTTTGGAACAGATACTTCCTGTATATCTGTTTTATCCTGATACAGATGCGTATAAAATGGTGATTGTGGTCGGTTCCATGGTGTTTGAGTATCCTTTGGCGGAACATCCGACTTTAAATGGGGCGTATTTTTGTAGCTTGTTAAAAAATACAAATGAATCGTCGGCATCCGTACCGTCCGTTACACCCTTGCAGTCTGAGGAACTGAGCAACAAGATGTTTGTTTCGGAAGTGGGAAACCCTTTTTATTTCCCATTGAATGGAGTTTATACAATAGGGAACGGTGACATTTATGCAATGTGTCCGGTTACTACAGCCATATCACAGGGACAGTTCGGACAATTCCCCATGCTACTGTTCTGTTCTGACGGAAATTATGCGATGAGCGTCAATTCTGAAGGGTTTTATTCAACCATTTCTCCGATACAGAGAGACGTATGCCTGAATTCCAGATCAATCACACAGATGGATTCGGAAGTGTTGTTCATTTCATCCAGAGGTGTTATGATCACAAATGGGGCTTCTATAGATTGTATATCACAGGCGTTGCAGGGAGTTTTCGAACCTGTGCCGGAAGAAATCGGAACAAATATGGAAATGATTGACAAACCTCCTATTGAACTGATCAAGACAGCCATGATAGCCTATGATTATGCGAACCAGCGGATTATTTTTATGCTGAAGGATATGGATACGTCTTTTGTGCTTTCTCTTCCTGAAAACAGATGGAACACGGCCGTGTTTGGACGTGTTAAATCTGTTGTCAATATATTTCCATATTCGTATGTGCATATTGAAGACAGGATTGTCCGGCTCACAGATATATATGATTATTCCTCCGAGGTGATAAATAAAGGGATTGTTGTTACAAGAGCGTTGAAACTGGATACTTTGCAGTTAAAACGGCTTATGGATATGTCGGTACAAGGCATCTTTTCAGGTAAGCAGAAAATGATACTGTTTGCTTCACAGGATGGAAAGAAATGGTATAAGATAGGGGAAACGCAGGCCAGACGTGTGGGAGCGATAAGAGGAAGGTATTTCAAATACTACCGCATTGCGTTGGAAACAGCACTGACAGCTAAAGAGAACATATCAGGAATACGGCTGATATATGATATCATGCCTGAAAAACGACTAAGATAACGACTTATGAAACAAAAAGGTAAAGTCTTGACAGTATTCCGTCTTGAGGGAGGAAGCGGACAGGAAGCGCAAAGAGAGGAAATCGGGAATAGCAGGAGAGGGGGCGTTGGCCTTCCGTCTTATTTACCGGGAGGAGGTAATGACAACCAGTCTATTTTTGACAAGTCACTGGCGGCTGAAAGTTATGTTGATGCAGTTGATATATGCTCATCAACATTCAATTACCTATATAATTCCGCTTTCTCAGATAAGACAGGATGGGAGTTTTTTAATCTTTCAGATGATGCTTTGGGGGCATATACGGATTTGTATGAGTACCGGAAGTTGCTGCATATTAGCAATGGGGGAGTGTTACAGAAAAACAGCCTCATCAGGAAGCCGGAGAAACATAGGATATTTAATGAGAAGAAAGGAGAACTGACGGAAGAGAACATTTCTATAACTGTTGACTACACGGAAGAATATGATGCTTTGTTTCTTTCAGTGCGGTTCCTTTGTAAATCCTCAGGTGATCTTACAATAGGTTTTACGGATACACAGGGAGATTATGCGTTGAAGACGAAGCATATTGACCAATCGGAGGAATGGCAGGAATATGAACTTTCTGGGAAATGGACCGGAATTGGTGATTTTTATTTGTCATTTACAGGATTGATAATCGTTGATATCTTGAGGTTGGCGGACAAAGCGTATGATGATCATCGTAAAGAGTTCAGGACATACCAGAGCCAGACCAAGCAGAATCTTGAGCTTATGGTGTCCGCTATAAACGAGTTGAAACGGATGAAATCAGAATATGACAAAAAAATTGAGGAAATATCAAAATCCTTGATCGAGATACGTGGTGAGATACCGGATGTAAGCGGCTTGGAAACCAGTTTGTCCGAACTGGAAAAACGTGTGTCCGCATTGGAAAAAGCCGGTTCCGGAGATGGCACATAGTCCGATCTTTCGGGACCGGCACCGTATCAACTCCAGTCCGTGGGTCTCCTGCCCATCAGTTTTATTCTTGAACGTAAGGCATCACGCAAACCCTCTATGTCACCGGTAAAGAAATTCGCGTATTCTTTCGCCTTTTCCGGAAGTTGGTTATTAAGGACAGCACTCATTACATAATCCACCATCATACGGTGTGCGCAACTTTTGATGGTTTCCGTCATGCTGATATTGAAACTTGCAGGCATGGAAAGCTTTAATTCATACATGCCGAAGTCACCAAAAAAGTAAGTCACCTCCGCTTTGCCGTCACTGCCTTCTATCTTTATCCTCTCGTTTGATGAAGGGATATACTCAAACTGCCCGGTACCGGTTACTTGACCAAGCACCTTGTCTGTTGATGTGCTTACCGTTACAGATACGTCTGTAATAACTCGGATGATGTAACTTTGTCCGGGTATAAGGCTGTAAGTTCCCAGTGATCCAGATGATATCGTTTCAGTACTTCGGTTCATTTCGTTGATTCTCTCAAGACGGTTGTCGTCTGTGTCCCGGCCTGTTATCAGATATTGCTGACAGACGCGTTTCACCTCACCGAAAGCCTCCGTCATCGCTCTGGCCACAACCGGCTTTGTGGCCTCATCATCAGGTGTCATTACTTCTGATGCAGTTTCTTCTGTATCTTCGCTCTTTTGTAATGAGCGTCCTATCAGATTGCATTGCACCGCTACATCGTTTACTATCTGCTTTTTCAGCAGGCGTATCCAAATTTCTCTTTCTCTCATGGCTTGTATATTAAAGGATTATTATATCTGTCTCTTAATATAACATCTGGACCGGATGGATTTTCTGTTGTAAGCACATCCATGCCTGTGCAACCTATTCCTGTATAAAGGTTGTCTCTGTTGCGTTGTCCGTAGTCTGCATTTCCGGACTGGCTCTGTTGTAACTCATAGTCATTGTTATTGCGTTGTTCGTAGTCTGCATTTCCGGACTGGCTCTGTTGCAACTCATAGTCATTATTATTGCGCTGTTCGTAGTCGGCTTCTGGTACGATGAATTCTGATCGTTGGTTTAGGGCGGATACTATTTTTTTCAAGTATCCGGATGCACTGGTCCTGTATCCTTCACAAAGTTCTTTATCCGTTGTAGGCTCCAGCCATGCGGCTGCAAGATAATGTGAAGCATACAGTCTCATTGCCGTGCGTATCATGTCCGTGATACCTTCATCCATGCGTATGAAGTTTTTGAATTCAATGATAATTTCATTCCCGGAAGAGGTCATGTTTATATCATTACTGTCTTTAATCTTGCGCCGAAGCTCGCCTTCCGCTTCATTTACTGCGGCGGTAAGATAAAGATCCAGTACAGCTTCATTGTCTTCTGTTGCTGCTATATCTGGATAATTACCGCCGGCTTTTCCTGCCCGGGCTGTAAGCGCAATGACATATTTGAATATTTCCGGTTTGTTTATGGATGTTTTCATAAGTCTTAACTGTTGCAAAGTGCATATTCTTTGGTCATTTTCTTATAATTGTCAAATGCTTTTTCAAATTCTTTCTTCTCATCTATCTTCTGTGAGTTCCATGGAATGAAGGAAGCGATGGATTCGAGTGCGTATTTCCAGTTCCCCTTGAAGCAGATGGCACGGTCGTCTAAATATATGTCGGCTATGGGCTTTCCGGAATTGCTGCCTTTAGGCTGATCCGGGTTTTCGTTTATGTAATCATAAGTGATGTGATTGTCATTCAGGTATTTCTTTAATTTGGAACTGGCGGTGCGTGTTGTGAAAATGATGATTGTGAATCCTTTCTTTTTTAGGACTTCCATGGCACTTTGTACACCATCAATCGGATCACCGAAGATGTCATTACCTTTAAATCCGTCGTATTGTGCTATGACTCCGTCAAAATCCACACATATTGTTTTCTTTTCCATATAAAAAACGATTAATAGTACAAATATAATCTCATCTGCCGTATCTGCTTTGATATAATGCTGACTGCATTATATACATTCGTCCAGTTCTTATTAAGCTATTTTTGTCGTAAAAGAATAATGAACATGCGCGATAACGAACAAATATCTGACTCCTTGCTTTACGGGCATCGAAAATTCGACGGACAGCGGCGGGCCGAGAGATGGCTGCATGTAGCCTATAATGCATATTGCCGTCTTGCTCCTTTCAGAAAGATGCGTGCCGAATGCAAATCGTATGCCTACGGGAAACAGTATGAGAGGCAGATTGTTTACAACGGGCGGCATATAACGAAGGAGCAATATCTTAAGGAAAAGGGTATACCTGCATTGCAGACCAACATATTGGGTAAGATCAAACGGGTCGTACAAGGGCAGTTCAGAATGAACGATACCGCGCCGGTATGTAATGCTGTTGATCCGGAGGAGAAGGAATATGCAGACATTATGTCAGCCTTACTCCGGCAGAACATGAAGCTCAACAGGCGTTCAGAACTGGATGCGCGTACTTTTGAGGAATATCTTATATCCGGTCTGCCTATATATAAAATTTCATGGGCTTATCGTCGTGGAAAACTGGACGTGTTCACTGATTATGTGAATCCGAACTTTGTATTCTTTCCTGACAGTCTTGATTTTAATCTTGCAGACATACGGTTTTGTGGTCTCCTTCATGATCTTGACTTCTCCGAGGTGCTTGCTTTGTTCTCACATTCGGATTCTGATGATATAAAGTTGAAGGAGATATATAACCATTGCCTTGATAATGAATATATCGCCTCGCAGTTCAGCCGTGACACACGCACGTCACAGATTGAATCCACCGATTTCTACTATCCTTCGGAATTCGGAAAATGCCGTGTTATTGAATTATGGACGAAGGAGAGGAGGAAGGCCTGGTTTTGTAATGATCCCTTGGAGAGTGAGCCTTATTTTGTTCCTTATGATCAGAAAGAGAGCATTAAGGAAATAAACCGTAGCCGTCTTGAACTTAATATAAAACGTAATCCCGATGGATCCCCCATGCTAGATACGGACGGGGCTCCCATTACATTCATGGATCCGGATAAATATGCGGCCGAGAATCTGATCACTTATGAACGGAGAATCGAGACGTATTGGTATTACCGTTATCTTTCCCCGGACGGATTTGTGCTGGAGGAAGGACAAAGTCCGTATTGGAATGGATCCGAATCTTTCCATCCGTTTGTGTTCAAACCATATCCTTATATTGACGGAGAATTTCATCCGTTCATATCTGAAATTATCCCGTCTCAGGAATATTTCAATTACTACATGGTAGCCCTTGATTTTTATATTCGTAATGCGGCCAAGGGTGTGTTGATGATAGATGAACAGTCCTTGTCTGACAACATGAGTATAGAGGATATAGCGGAGCAGTATGTGAAGAGTAACGGTGTAATATTATATACAAGCAAAAGATCTGGCAATGCCCCTGATACAAAGACCGCATCATCCATCCCGGGAGGATTCGACTATATCATACAACTGTCACGTTCCATGGTGGAGGACGTGTCAGGAGTTCAGGCGGCACTACAAGGTAAATCGGGAAGTTCCGAGAGCGGTGTGCTTTATCAGGCAAAGGCCGCACAGGCCTCATCATCCATACTGGATCTTATAAATACATTCAACTCATTTCTTACTGAAGTGGCATATAAGGTAGTAAAGGTGATGCAATGTTTCTATACAGGCCCGAAAGCGGTCAATGTCGCCGGTGAATCCATTCCCTATAATATGGATACAATGTATGATATTGACATTGATATCTCAATTAGCGAGGATAGCGACAGCCCGGTATACAGGGCGTTGACAAACCAGCTTTTAATGGCACAGGCTGAGAAGGGGCTTATACCGTTCAAGGCGGCATTGGAAGCCGGCAATTTCCCGAACTCCAGTAAGATTATTGCGGTACTGGAAAGATATGAGAAGCAGTTACAGGAGCAGCAGGCAGCGCAACAGATGATGTCGTAAGTAGTGATTGAAAATTTTAATATTTCTTATAATAATGGATTATACAACAATTAAACTGGTGGTTGTAAGTATTAAAAGTTAGTATAAATAATAAAGTAATGAGAGATGTAATTTACAATTTTATCAACGAGCACATGATGATACATATTGTGCTTATAGCCTTGTGTATTGCGGCTACAATGGGGGCTATGTTAGTGGACCTTATTACGGGAGTTATGAAAGCCAAGCAACGGGGAGAGGCAAGAACATCCACGGGGTATAAGAAAACAGCCGTTAAGGCGAAGAAGTATTTCACTCCATTTATAGAGTTGTGCTTTATTGATCTGTTATGCTGTGTGGTTATCCCCTTTCCTGTTTTTTCAATGATTTGGACGGGTTACTGCATTTTCTGCGAGTTTACATCGGTACGTGAAAAATCGTGGGAGAAAGCGGAGTTGCGCAAGGCAGAGAAGACAATGAGTGTGATTATCGAAAACAAAGATGATATCGCCAAGATCATGGCTCAAATACTATTTGACAACGAAAATAAGAAGGAGGAAAAGAAATGAAGTATTTTACGATTGCGGAACTCTGCAAGTCAACGACTGCTGACCGGCTTGGAATTAACAACAGATGCAGACTGGAGCATGTGACTGCTCTGACTGCCTTGGTAGATAATGTACTTGATCCATTACGTGAGTGGTGGGGAAAGCCTATAACAGTAAACAGTGGTTATCGCTGTCCGGAACTTAATGCGGCCGTCAAGGGAAGTAAGTCTTCTCAGCACATGAAAGGGGAAGCTGCCGATATTGATACTGGCGACCGTCAACAGAACAAGTTGCTGTTTGAGCATATCCACAAGAACCTGCCCTATGACCAATTGATTGATGAAAGCAATTTTGCATGGGTGCACGTCAGTTATCGGGCTGACGGTGCCAATAGAAAGCAAGTGTTAAGTTTATGAGACAAAGAATCTATATATGGATTGCGGTAGCGATAGTGCTTTTACTTGTCTTTTCGTGTAAGACCAGATATGTTCCTGTGGAGATCAAGACAACGGAAACAGTGGAAGTACATGATACCACCATAACAGAAAGACTGGTCCCATACAAAGATAGTACTGCGACACGTGACACTGTATCTTTTCTTTCCAACCCTTATGCGTACAGCTGGGCTAGATATTCAGGTGGAATGTTGCAACATTCGCTGGGAATATGGCCAAATTCGGTACTTATAGTAACAGTACCTCATTATATGACGGTAACCAAGCGAATCGAAGTACCTAAGATTGTAGAGGTGGAGAAAAAATTAAACTGGTGGCAAAAAACAAAAATAGAGATAGGTGGATGGTCTATGATAATGAATATATTGCTTGTATCTATGATGATTGTCAGATGGTTAAGAAAGAAAGGAGGTGCCCGTTATTTATAGATTGTATTTTTTCAATTCAGTCTTTCGTTATAACAAAAATCTTCGGCGGTCCGGATTGTAAGAAAAGGACCGCACGCTCCTTATCAGGTAGAAGTCGCTAAGGAGAAACAATACGTCGGAACAAGAATTGTTTTGCGGTCCCAGACTGCTTAACAATTTTCCGACGTATTTTGTTTATCCAAACAGTGATTATATGAAAAGTGATGAAATATATAAGGATGTATTGCAGGTTGTCGCTTCAGTGACGGGAATATCTGAAACAGGTATTATACATAGCAATAAAGAAGAGTGTGCGAATGCCAGATATCTTCTTGTGCGTTATTTAGCCAAGATTTTCTCTGACACGGAGATAGCGTCATTGACTAACAGAACCAAACAGGCTGTCGGCTCGATGCGGCGTAATGCTAAAAAACAAAGGGTATGGATTGTGGAAAACAATTGGAAAGAAATAGTAAACAAACTGGAAAATAAATATTTTATCTGCAAGTAATTTATTCCGTAATTTGCCTTTGCGGTCAATATTGACCGTGATATGTAAAATCATAATTATGGATAATATTACAGGTATGAGCATACAGGAGTATGCTGCAATGCGAGAGCTTGAATGTGAGCACAAGAAGGGATGGGGATCAACCACCGCCTTATGGGTGATTGCTGCTGTCATTGTCATTGCGTTTTTTGTTTATAGCTGGCATAATAGCTGCAACGAGCGTACTCAGTTTGCGGTTGGTCTGGCTAACTTGACAGGACGTGTTAACTGTATGGAGCCTGATGTACGCTGGACCGGACAGCAGTTGTACGCTGCAAATGGTGCGATTTCCGCAACAGTGCAAGGTGTTGGAGATATGAAGGCGAACTTCGGTGACCAGTTGTTCCAGCTGAACCGCGAGGTGTTCTACGACAATGGACACGGATGTGGAAGAAATCGGAATAATTGCGGTTGCGGATGTGGCGGACGTGAGTTCAACCAGCGTTCAACCTATAACCTTGCTTCCACGCAGGTTACAGTAGACGAGACTTGCCGTAGTTAAGTTTTAGAGGGTGGTATTCCACCCTCATTTTATTTAATTTTTAAAAGATGAGGATATGATTTCAAAAATAGGAATAAGACAATTTGCAGTAGAACAGGCTGTAGCTATAATGGGGACTGGTACACCGCAGAAGGATGTGGTTGCGAAGGCAGCGGAAATTGAGGCTTATGTTGTCGGTGAGGCTGACATACCGGAAGTAAGCAATGATACGGATACCATTAATGATATCATGGGTAATGCCATGCAGATGATTAATGGGATATCCGGAACTGAGATTCCTGTTGAGGAAAAATCAAAAAAAAGTAAATGATGGGATTTTCCATGTTTCAAACTAAGAAACCGCAAACGGAGTTGAAGTTTACAACAAGGGCCGAGGCGTTTAGTTATATGCTAATGTATATGACAGAGGAGAAACATGCCGAACCGCTGGAGGCGGCACAGAAAGCCAATGAGTTTGCGGATATCTTTGCCAGAAACATGGGTATCCCTCTTAAGATTGAGCCGGAGCCACAGGGGGTGGATAAATACCTGTCAATGGCTACCAAGATAGCAAACTATATAGAAGAACATCCTAAGGTGGTTGAATACGGCGTTCCGGCTTTGACATTCGTAGCCGGTTTGTTCACCGGGAAAAAAGTGGAGCAGGTCAATGATAACATGTATGGCCAGCGTTCGGTACCGTCTCAACCGCAGGAAGAGATAGATTTTGATAAAATACCTGATTGATTATGGCATTAAGGAAATTATATATTGTGGTGGATTGCGAGAATGACGAGCAGAAGGAAGCTGTTCAGACCGCATTCAACGAATTGTCTAATACGCGGGCTTTGACCAGCCGGACGGTTATCAGCATGTATCCGTTTTTCAAAAAACATCGTGATGATCTGTTTGAGCTGTTCAATATGGTCAAGACAGGCGGTGTCAAATCGTTGTTGTCTGTAAGAGGTGGAACATTGATTAATAACTTGAGAAAGGGTTGATTATGAGAGTGGAAGGCAAATGTATAGGTGATTGCAGCAAATGCCAGTTGCTGGCAAATGGTGAGGTGGATATGATTCCGTGCATTCTTGACCAGATTTTTATCCGGACAAGGAAAATCGAGAAAGAAAACGCTTTTATCAGGAGAAGTCTTGATTCCATGATGCAGGACAGAAATACAATCCAACTTGCCGGTTTGAGTGATAACGAAGATAAAACAGATTGATTATGAAGTATACATTCAAAGAAATGTTGGACGATGCGAAAAGGGCGGGTCTGACAAGTGACAAGGTCATGATGCGCAGTGTGGAAAGCATGAGCGAGCTTCTGTGCCTTGTGAAGGAAGAACATCCGGAACTGTACTGGAAATTTATGCGTGAGCAACATGGAATCATGTATGGTAATCATTACAATGAAGCTTTTGCGATGTTTGATGTCGGCATGATGAGGTACATTGATAGGGATGGAAAGAAATGTGAGGGTGCGCACTGGACGGCGGAACAGATAGAGGCAAGTACCCGGATGATGGGATTTTCGGCTGGAACTACGAAATGGGACAAGTATGTAGCGTTCAATGCCTTTTATTCCGATCTTTGCACAGTTTATAATGATGAACAGATCATTAAAGGTGCTCATAAGTTCTATTTTGAGGATCAGGACTGGGGGGACACAACAAAGATTTGGGATTATGTGTATTGCAAGAATGCAATGGTCTGATTCTTTGTAACAGACGGTTTGTGCTTATCAAAAATCGAACCGTCTGTTTTTGATAAGCACTATGATTCCAGTTTTTCCCGTATTTCCTTCAGAAGCCGGAAAGAGCCTGCCATCTTGTAATTCCCAAGATTCTGTTCTGCCTGCATTATAAGGCTTTCTACTGTCAGAGGGAGGTCGGGAGAAAATGAGGATTTGTTGATTTGCAATGTTTTAGGTAATTCTCTCGTATTAAACCATTCCACCATTTCCCTTAATTCTTCCTCTGAGTAAGCTTCATGTGTTTTTGCATTTTTCATAATGATCTTGTTTTTGATTTCCGCAAAGATACGAAATTGAAAGCAAATCACAATTATTCTGTATTACTTGTAGAAGATTCAGGAGTGTGTGAACGTATCAAGGATCTAGCTATTGCAAATTCAGATTCCGCACCGGTATTTTCATTTATTGAAATATGATAGAGACCGGCTGCATAATATGCTAATGCTCCTGCATATTTGTTATGAAGGTTGATTTCTCCGTTTTCTGAGATTGAAGGAGTTGGAATATACCTGAGGCTGTATCTCCCCTGTTCTTTTACTGCATGGGCAATGATTGACCTCATGGTATCGTTGGTGATGAATGCTACCGGTATTGAGGGACCATTACCTACACCGGGAGCTGATGAATATTGTGCGCTGTATAGTGGCGAATTGTCCGGATATAACATAGTGACCGGATATCTCCACCCAGTCAGGTTCACACTGACAAGCCTGATATAGTCCGCAGGTATTTTTATGTAGGCAAAAAACAAACCGTCAGGACGTTTCTCGAATGAGATTGAGGATGAATCTGTCATTTCCGAAGCTTCGGCCATCACCCCTTCGTCATTCATCAGTGCGAGTAGCGCGAGTCTGATGAACTCTTTTAATGCCTCATCGGTCTCAATCGTGAAACTGTCTTCTTCTGTCGCACTCTCATTGATGATTGTGCGTAAAGTCTTTAGTATATCTTTGACAGGTATCATGAGGCTTAGTCTAATGGATAATTGGGAAATTGTATGCCGTGTTCTTTGCATAATGAGGACAGAGCCTCCTTATTTCCACATTGCGAGCGCGGTACTTTGAATCTGACCTCAAAAAAATCCTTCGCTTCAAGGAATGAGGTCACATTTTCAATATCCTCTTGTATGTCTCTGTCTTCTTGAATGCCTTTTTCTTTGGTCGGTTCTGCGCTTTCGGATTCTTTTTCTTCCTGCTTAGAAGATGCCGGAGGAATATAGGTGCACATCCGCTTTCCAAGGATGCTGTATCTTTGTTTTACCTCTGTTTCCTGTAATACGGAATTTACGTCATTTTCGTCATGTATTACATCTTCATCTTCTTCTATTGTTTCGGTAATGCGTCCTTCCCGATACCATTTGTGCGCCCTGATTTTCTCAGCCAGTTCTCTATCCGTTGTATGATAGGTTGATTTGCCACGGAAAAAAGCGGAGAAGTTGACGTACATCATCCGTCCGCAGTGAATGACTGCAAATGATAGTGAGGAGCTCGCAACGAATTTATAAAGTTTCTTCATACATTATTAATAATGATGAGGTGGATTTCTCCACCTCTGATGATGATTAAGGTTCTATTATACAGTCTGGGATTCAGGAACTGGAATCTCAACATATTCCGGAATGGACAGACGCGCGTGGGCATCTGGGAATCCAAGTGTCCAGCAGGAGAACTCCTGCATGACAACAGCGTCACTGTTACTTATGAACAGTTCTTTCAGATTGTATGTGCTGCGCTCCCAGTTCTGGAATACCCATTTGTCAAGATATTCAGGATCAAGAGAGAAACCTCTTCCGTTGAATCCCCAGGCGTTGAACAGGTCATGGCGGTAAAACAGAAGTTTTGTTCCCATGCTTTCGAATGACTGGAAGTCAAGTCTCCATTTGTTGTAGTCACGTTCCGGCTCGAAGATACGTGTGCGGTTGTTGGTCTTGATCTTGCATAATGCCGCATAGATGGTATTGTCAACAAATACAAGTTTTGTGCGGCTTCCGTTACCGGCACCTTCAATGATGCGTCCTACAAGGTCTACAAGCTCATCCTCCGAGATTACATATTGCTGCACATATTTTCCTTCTTCCACCACAGGATTTCCGGCAGAGTCAAGCACTTTTTCCCAATGTCCGATTTCAAGGTCTTTTCCGGCGCGGTACCAGATACCTTCACAAGTATATACATTGCCTTGTCCGTTCACTGCATGTTTGCTCTTGATTCCGAACAGTCCGGAGGCTTCCATACCGATACGCATGTCTTCCATTGCCATCCGTTCCACACGTGTGAATGACCATTCCACCTCGGTCTTACTCAACCGGTCATAGATAGTCTGCTCTACCTGCATGATAAAACGCTGGCAATATTGTTCGTCCGGTGATGGAAGCTGGTAATACCTTCCTGTAGACACATCCTTTTCAGCGGCCGCGCGCCCCATTCTTAGAAGGACGGTACCCTTTGCAAGGGTCGGAATAAGATAAGGATTCTTATTGTTTGATTGTTTTCCGTTTACGGCATAGACAAGCGGAAGGTTGGTCTCACTGTTGATTGCGTGCACGCGCAGCATCAATGGGTGTTCAGGATCCACTTCATCGGTACCGGATTTGTAACCGGAAACAAACGTTCCGTCAGCGTTCAGGACAAGAAGCGTATCCATTGCGCCCACAATGTTATTATCTTCCAGTTCTATCGCTTTCGGAGTCTCGGTAGTCATGGCTTCAAGCTGCTTGGCAAGGGTAGCCCGTAGCGGACGCTGTCCGACACTGTAGTACTTGATTACGATGCTGTCCGATTTGTTTGTCGCCCCATGGCGCAGAATCTGATCAATAGGCGTGCCGGTAAACTTCATCTCGACAATTGTCTTGTCGATCTGCTTCACGTACCATTCCGCGTCCATGATTTTCTCGTTCTTTGTTACGGAACTTTCCCCGCCTACTACCTTTCCGCCATCCCCTAGATCCTGGACTGAGCCTCCGTCCGAAACATCGGCGGCACATGCATAACCTCCCCCGGTCGCTCCGGCAAGGAACATGAGCAATACGGAAAAGAAAAATTTGAATGTTGATTTTAACTTTTTCATTGTTCTCGATTTGTTTTTAAATTTATAAATAAAAGTTGTGATATGAGCCTGAAAGCAATAGACGATTAAATACGTCTCTTCATGTCTTTATAACGTTGTAGGGTAGGATCCTCCACTTTTTCCTCACCTCCTCCGTTCCCGCCTCCTCCAAGGTCCGTCGGAGCTTTTTCCGCAAGATTCCTGTGTATAGCTCCCGGACGTGCGGTACGTCCCTGTTTACGTCCTTCCTCTCGGGCGGCTTCTATTTCCATGTCCATATTGAAGGCATGGATGATTCTTTTCCAGTCTTCCGCATCCAGTTCGTGCCGGATAATTTTATGAATGATACCGTCTGTATCCTGTGTTCCGTACAGCCATTCCAACATGGAAACTACATTCGCCTCATCAACATTGACCTGCCGCACAGCTTCTGTCAGTGCCTCATCTGTTTTGCGCAGCTTCTCTTCCGCATCTCTTTTTCTTTTTTCCTCATCGGCCGCCTCCTTTATCCGGGCAGCTTCTTTCTCTTTTGCTTTTTTGATGGCCTCTTCCGTTGTTGCAGCTTCCCTGATATCATCCCCGTAATTGGTTATCAGATATTCCACAAGAGAGAACGGTTCACCGTTCTCATCCATGCCGCTTGCCAGACCGGTCAGGATGCCGGCGGCTCTTGAGTCTTCTGCAAGAACTTTGTTGAGGTTCTCTCTCTGTGATTCACTATCGTCATAACGTTTGAAAGAGTCATCAAGGAATTCGCCGACAGCGAGGTCGTCCTCAAGGTCGAGGTCCGGATTTCTGGATGAAACAATATCTCTCCATGATTTTCTTTCTTTTTTTTCTTCCATGATATGTCATTGTTGTCTTATACTGACAAATTTAGTAGTATTAGTTCAAGCCGGATTGATATAATGCAATCTACAGGAAGTACATTCGCTATCATTTAAACAGGAGGTCACATGAAGCACAAGGGAAATATCAGCGAAATACAATTAATAAGGAACAAGGAGATTGTACGTACATTCATTGAATTGAAAAAGACGTGTACATTCTCTTACTACAAGGATATATGCAAGGAAATTGCGGGTATGAAGGCGAAGCAGCATTATGTCAGTGAGGACCGGGCTTACGTGATCTTATACAGATATCTGACTGAAGGCAATATACCTGATTGCAGTCTGTATAAATATGAAATGTATTCCAGCCTAATCCGCTGTTGCCTTGATATCATGAAAAAAAAATCGGAGGCGAATCTCCGTCTTATCGTAAGACTTGCGATAGAGAGACCTTCTGATTCATTTGGGATAAGTCCTGACCGTATACAGCATATTTTATGGAAAGCTGGGATGAAATAGGTATATCACTATGAAAATGAGATATTCCATGGGGCTTTACTTGTGCATGACCGTGTTGTTGCCGTATCATGAATTCCTGTCAGGAAGTCACTGGCTTTATATGTTCGGACATGCCGGATGGCTTCATTATCTTTTGAACGGGATGGCATGGGCTTTTCTATGGAAGGTGATAACCCCTGCACGGACGCTGGTCGCATGGATGTTCGCTGTCGGAATATCATTTTTCATTCCTTCCGGCAGTCCTGTGATCGGATGGAGTGTCATTATCTACTATTATACGGGCTTGTGCCTGTCCTCCATGGATGGGGGAAGGCGTAACAGGCTGTTTGCCATAACCGCTCTCGGTTTCTTTCTGCCGCATATTGCGGGTGGATATCATGCGGCTATGCTGGCGGCCGGATGGATATTGCGTAAACTGGAGGTTGGATGGCAAAGAACATTAAAATAAACCATATAGAAACTCTTTTCTCAGCTGTTGTCATAAGGAATGCGGAGGAGATGATCCGCAGGAACCGTGAACGGGAAGCGGAACTGTTCAAGTCCTATAACCCGTTGACAGGGGAAAACGCTCCCGGAAAACGGAAGAGGATATGTCTGGATGATTTTGTAAATTCATCTGTTTTCCTTCCTATCGAGATGTTCTCCATCGGTTTTATCTATAAACTGGATCTTGCCGGAAGTATAGAGGAGTTCTGCTGGCGGACATACGGGGAATATAATGAGGATCTTCGTAATACTGTCATTCAGGAGTTTCTCCGTTACTGGGCCAAATACGATTTTTATTTCTATTGTTATGCGTATGCGCGTATCAAAAACAAGGAAGGAGGGGAGGATGTGCCTTTTCTTCTGCGTCCGGCGCAGGTAAAGCTGGCTGAGACGTTTGAAAGAATGCGCCGTGCCGGCAAACCTATCCGTGTCATATTGCTGAAAGCCCGCCAGTGGGGAGGATCCACATGTACACAGATATACATGTCATGGATACAGATAATGCATGTGAAGAGTTGGAACAGCATTATTGTTGGACATCAGGGGGATAGCGCAGCTGAAGTGAAGGATATGTATGTCAAGCTCATAACCCAGCTTCCTGAATTCCTTTTTTATGAAGAGGGGATAGAGTTTGACGGCTCTCTTCCGAAGATCAAGGGAGGGGGAACTTCTAACATAAGTCTTATACCTTCCCGGAACTGCAAAATCAAGACGGCAACCGCGATGAATCCGGAGGGCGCCCGTGGTGGTGATTCGGCCATGGCGCATTGTACGGAGGTGGCGTTTTGGCCTCAGACGGAAAAGATGGATCCGCAAAAACAGGTGAAATCATCCTGTTCGGGAATCCTGTACAAACCGTATACGATGATTGTGTATGAAAGCACGCCGAACGGGCAGAATTTCTACAAGGATGAATGGGATCGTGCCAATGGAACGGATGATCATGGGGAGAGACTGTCCGCATTCGAGCCGTTGTTTGTCGCATGGTGGGAGATAGAGGAATACCGTCTCGATCCGGAAGATATGCTGGAATGGGCCTGTACCCTGATAGAAAGGCGTAACGATAAGTCCGGAAACTGGGACTATATGTACTGGCTGTGGACTATTGGAGCGACATTGCAAGGCATCTACTGGTACAGGCAGAAGATGAAGGAATATGCGGACATACAGGACATGCAGCAGGAGTATCCGTCCGATCCGGTGGAGGCATTCAAGTATTCTGGGCAGCTTGTATTTGACATTTACAAGGTAGAACAACTCAGAAGGTTCTGCCGTGAGCCGGTATTCCAGGGGGATATTTCCGGAAAATCCCCGAAAGGTGAACAGGCTGTCGAAGGGCTGAAACTGTTCAGGCGTAAAGGAGGGGAATTGAAAATATGGGAGATGCCAGACAAGACATGGAGGTTGGAAAACCGCTACTTTGTGTCAGTTGATATCGGGGGGAAATATAGGACGAGTGATTACTCTGTGATTACTGTGCTGGACCGCGCGGATATGATGGCCGATAGCGGAGTGCTCAATGAGGACGCTGGACCGCGTGTGGTGGCGGAATGGTACGGGCATACAGATCCGGACCTGCTTGCGATCAAATGTGCGCAGATTGCGTCATTCTATAACAATGCTCTGCTCATTGTCGAGAACAACACGGCTTACAGTAAGCTTAATGATGTAGACACAGACAACGTCAGCGAATTGTTCTTTCCCATTCTTATCCCTCTTTATGATAATGTATATGCGCATAATCGGAGCGAGTTGGAAAAAAGGAGCCAGAAAGAAACCAGATGGGGGTTTAATACCAACCGTAATACAAAAGTGGCCATTATTAAGTATATGGAACAGTGTGTGCGTGACAAACTGTGGATAGAGCGTGAAACCGGAATGATAAAGGAATTGGGATGGTACATGAAATATCCGAACGGCAAATACGGCGCACTTGCGGGGAAGCATGATGATCGGGTAATGAGCAGGGCAATAGGATTATACGTGAGCCGTTTTGAATGGGACAGATATCCGGTGAGTGTGTTGCCCACTATGGAAGAGAAAATGAATAACATGAAACGCCTCAACAGGTCGGCGACGGGTGCGGAGGCTATATTATATAAAAATTAGTAACATTATGGGAAAAATTAAGTTGTTTTTGAAGGCGGTAAAAAGTCTTGTGCAGAAACGCAGGATCGCAAGTCTGTGGAAGTCCAGCTTGTTATTGAAAAAGGCGATAGAAGAGGCTGAGGAAAAGAATAAACAGGACGGAAGGCGTTATTTTGTCATATGGGATCCTGCACAACAGAAGCTCATCTCTATCACTTATGATTATTATAAGGACAGGTGGGACAGTTATAAATATCTTCTTCATCGGGGAAGGTTCCGTATGCGAATGAACCGAGGGCAGTTGAAAGAGATGTGCTTTTATTACACGAAAAGCAAGAACGGCTTACCTTCCTGTCAGGACGAGGAAAGAAAGGAGAAAATGATAGAATGGCAGAATTATTATCATCGTCTGCTGGTTAGTGACAGGATTCGTGTTATTTCTCGTTGCTGGAATTTAAAGTCATTATGGAAGAAGATAACTTTGCGCTCAAATAAAATAGCACATAGGTATTAGTTTAAGGTTTTAGGGGCTCGGGCTTGTGAAAGTCTGAGTTCCTTTTATTATATACATTTCATTGTGAAGCTCTTGCTTATCTTTGAATAATAAAAAATATATTTATATGGAAAGATTTGATTCTTGCTTTCATCCTCATCATGCATATGATCCTCATCCGAATGAATATCATGAAAATATTCATTATACGCCTGATCAGATTAATGCATTGCTGGGGCTTATTCCTTATAAGGCGGACAGAGCCGAAGTCCCTAAAATGGAAACGTTGAACGATGTCAATTATATAGGTCATGTGGCAACTTCTGAAGCGTTGCCGGACAAGATGGAACAACCGTCATGGGCACTTGTCGGCAGTGTGAAGAAAACAAAGCCGTACTTCTACTATGTTGAAGGATTTGTTCCTAAAGGATATCGGGCCGGATGGAATGATTTGAGCGGTGTTCTGGGAACTTATGATCTCACAGTCGATAAGGTGAGCATCTTCGATTATAATCTGCTGACTGAATATAATGTAAGCCGTAATCATACCCAAGATACCCGGATATTCTCACATGATTGGAAAGAACAGAGATATTTCAGTGCATTTCCTGATTATGTTGAAGGGAAGAAATACAGACCCTGTGATCGTGTCAACATGCCGGGGTACACAAAAACGTCGTTTGTAGCACAACGAAGCACGTCCGAGGCCCCTTTTGTTGTAAAGAAGAGCAATGTGTTTACTTTTGAAGATGCCATAGCGCTTGTACCGGAGGAATACAGAATACCCGGTATGAAGGTTACGTTTGTTTCTGCTTACACCAATCAGGCTGAAACATGGTATTTCAAGGGGAAATCTGTACTACTTTGGAGAGACTGGGAGAGCTGGCAGAAGATTGACTTTGAGGCTGAGAAAAACAATATCCATGCCGAAGAGGTGTTCGGTGAGAAGATGGAGACACCGGATATGTTAGCCGACAGGGCCATAGCGGATGAGAACGGCAACCGTATACTGGACACTTATCTTACACGCAAATCTGTCAGACGTCACATTGAGGATACATTCAATGATATGTTCATAAATAATCCTCCCACTGTAATGGACGGGATGATAACTCCTGAGATGCTCAGCGAATCAGTCAAGCAGATGATTGAGGCTTCAGGAGGAGGAAACATTAATAACTATCCTGATGATGAGGATATTTCTTCTGTTCATGGTCAACTGAAATTGGCAAACAAAAGATACGATCCGAACAATTATTCAGGAAAGGGAAGACAATATTTACGCAAGAATCTTATAGCTGGAAGAAATATACTAACTCAATCCATGATGTGCTGGCCAAATACTATTTATATTGTTCAATACGATTATGAGTTAGATGATCGAACTGTTATTATTCCTGAAGGATGTATATTACAATTTGATGGAGGTAAATTGAATAATGGAATAATTGTAGGAAATAATACTAACATTTTATCCCCTATATCTGAAATATTTACTAATATATCACTTAAAGGTACTTGGAATGTTGATATATCTTATCCAGAGTGGTTTGGGGCTAGAGGTGATGGGGTTACGGATGATAGAAAAGCTATACAAAATGCTATTGATTTATTTCCTAATATATTAATGTTAGGAAATAAAGTATATAGGGTATCTTATACAGATGGAGCTTCTATTTACTATACTGTAAATTTTAGGTTACCTCCTTCTATAACTATTATGGGAAATAATACGAGGTTGTTAAGAACCGAAGGTAGTAATAGATGTTTTGAAGGAAGCTGTAGAAGAGAAAATATAGTTTTTTTTACACAGAATGTACAATTTGGTAGTACTACTGTTACTGTAACGGATGCATCAGGTTATGCTGTTGGAGACAAAATTTTGATAGTAGGAGAGGATGGAACTTCCGAAGATAAGGCAGAGCCATTAAATTACGAGTTTAATTATATTGCCGCGATAAACGAGAAAACGATAACATTAAAATCGCCGATCTCTTTTGGCATTTTGCTTAGTAAATGTAATACGAAAGGTTCTATTAGTTCTGCTATAAATAATGGAAGTATTTCTAAAGTCGTAGATGGGGAAATTAAAATTTCAGGGATTGAGGATATTACAAATACTAAAAATAAAACAGATGGTTTTATTACAATAAAGTACCAAGAAAATGTTTTTATAGACAATGTGAAAAGTTTAAACCAACCTGTGGCTTTGTTACAATATAGTAATAATATAACAATTAACAATTGTAGAGTTGTAAATAAATATTCAGATGGAAGCTATTATCATGTTGGCATTGTATTATGGGAAACCAATAATGTGCTTGTAAATAACCTAGAAATAATAGCACAATCTAATCCAATTGTCGGAATTAGTGTAGAAGGGGGAATAAAAAAAATAATAGCAAATAATGTTAAGTTTATTTCAACCAATTCTGATGGCAACTCTGTTTTGTGTAGTGTTACTGAAGGTGCTGATGTTACATTTAATGATGTCGTTTTTAACATATTAGATTCTTCGAAGTTACTAATAGCTACAGTGTTAGATACTGAAAGTAATATTAGTAGTATTAAACTTCATAATGTTACTTTGTATAATGATAAATTTAAGTCTTTTGATACTTTCTTTAGTACAATCGGGAATAGGGTTGCTATAACAGGCTTAATTACGATTCAAGTTCCTGATAATAATTCTATGGGAAGATTTAATAGTTATAATATCGGAGAAGAATTTGTGATACCTATTACTATACATTATAATAAAATGTCTACTGCGACTTCTGATGTTCTGTATAATTTTAACGGTTTACTATTGACAAAGGCGGAATGGTATTCCGAAGAAGATGATATAGAGATAAAAGGAAATTTAATTGGAAGTAAGGTTCAGTCAATAATTATCGGGAAAGGAAAGACTGGATGGAATTCTAAAAAATTGAATGTTACATTGTTTGACAATAAAAATTGTTATATAAGTTTTACTCCCAAAATGACTGATACTCATGCGGAAGTTAAGTTGTTTATTTATGCAAGACCTTTTTTAAACAAATCTAATACTTCTATGGGGAATGCTACGATAAAAACTGTTAATATTAGAAATTATGGAGATACTCAGCATAGACCTATTATAGATAGATGCAATATTGGCACTATGTATTTTGATACTACTTTAGGCAAACCTATATGGAATAAAGACAATTCTCAATGGGTAGATTCAACAGGTGCAACAGTATAATAACCAAGGATATCAAATAAGAATGCTGGAAGAGTATAAGCAACTTAATGACCGGGTGGAAAAGCTGGGGAAATTCATCAATGAATCTCCAGTATTTTCTAAGATAGAAGTGCATAAACAAATACTTCAGCGTTGGCAACTGTCGGCAATGAAATCATATCGTGATGCCTTAAAGAGAAGATGTCTGGCAGAAGGATTTTCTCCGTTGACTGGGGATGGTCTGGAATAAATGTAAATTCTATAAACTTTTTATTAAAAACATCATGAAAGATAACAACATACAAGATTCTTGCTGCAACAGCAAGTATGCTAGTATCAGGCAGATGGACAAGCTTGACGAAGTGTCGGGAAGAAGATTCCCTTTCTATCCTCGTACAGTGATACAGGCGGTACATGACGGAAGAACCGGCGCGTCGTTAGAAGCGATACTGGCACAGTATAACAACATTTATGTGCAGTTTCAGGGCACAGCGGTGCGTACGAGAAATATTGTTCCGAAAGAAATGAGGCGTAAGGGGATCATCATATCATACGTGGATATGCAGGGGAATGCCATAACCGAGAAATGTGTGAATGATGCACAGAGGGACAACTTTCACTGGGGACTTGATGTCAACTGGGTACGTGTGGACGAACTAACACTCTCTGGAGATATTTCCGTATCGGTAAAAGGCACATGGGTGATTAACGGTGAGGATACCGGCATAGCTGCTTTGGGGCCCAAAGGGGATAACGGACTTACCCCGTGGCTCAAAACGATAGATAACAAGCTTCACTTCTCCTATGATAACGAGACATGGGAGGTGTGCTCGGATTACATTGCAGCTTATTTCCGTTTTCAGGATAACAAATTCCAGATATCGCGGGATAACAAAACATGGTCAGATCTTAGCGGAGAAGTTACAAACAGTTTGTCTATTAAAGCCTATGTAACAGATAAATCACAATATCCTAATCCTAAGCAGGGTGATATGATTATGGTGGGACCTACCTATGCGGACGATGATACCGAACATACCAAGCCCATCTACCACCTGAATATTTATAATGCCGGCGGATGGGTGGATCACGGTCCGTTCCAGTCCATCAATGCCGGTGTGGTGCAGGAACTGGGGAATAGCGAAACTGAAGTCATGTCACAGAAGGCTGTAAGTGAAAAAATTTCCGAGTTAGCTTTACAAGGTAAAATTTTAAAAAATGTTACAGGAATAATACAGGGAGAATATAACACAGGTGGTGACAAAGTGGAAAATAATCATAATGCTAATATTCTACAGATGGTAGATATCAATTCTCACGAGGGAAACAGGTATCTATGTTTAGGCTATGCATCACAGAATTATAGATTATGGGCTTTTACCGATGCTGATGGTAATATACTAACTAAATCTAAAAGTACAGATATTGATCTTACAGATTCAGGCGAATATTGTATTGCACCTAAAGGAACTGTTAAAGCTATATTCAGTTGTTATATTTCATATAAAGATAAATTTGCAATATATAAAAATGGTCAGATAAATGATATTAATGAAAGACTTGAAAGAGTTGAGCCATTGCTTGGTATCACTTATAAACTAGACCATGAAGCGGAACATTTTACGCCCCAATTTTATGACTCGAATGAGAGTGTTGATGCGAAGTATAAGACTAATGGGGATGCAATTATAGAATCTTTTACGCCTGAAGTTAAACAAATCATTGATACAAATGCTTATCCAGGATGTGTTTATAGTGTAAAGGGATATGGCGGTAAAAATTATCGGTTGTATGCCTTTGTAAATAAAGAAAATATTATTATAGAAAAAGATCTTATAGAGGAACACGATTCAAGTAATTCAGCAATAATTGTCGAAGCACCATCTGGTACGGTTAAAGCAATTTTTAGTAGTTATACATCATACCCATTAACTGTATCTAAAAACAACGTATCGATACGAGTTTTAAAAACAATGGATAATGATTTATCTGATATCAGTAATATTATTCACGAAACGTATCCGGGGAGGTATGATACAAGTGGATCTATCTTGGTTGAAACATCGCCTAATTATGCGGTAAATCAAATAATAGATAATACTGAAGAAGGTGCGATTTATGCGGTAAGAGGGTATGGAGGTAATTCATATAGATTATGGGCTTTTACCGATGCTGATGGTAATGTTATTGAAAAATCCGCTCAAGGGCTTGACGAATCTAAATCAGCGGTTCTGTTAGAAGCTCCTTCAGGAGCTGTCAAAGCCATATTTAGCAGTTATGTGGCGTATCCATTGACTGTCTCTAAAAATGGAATGTTTACTCAAATTTTATCCAATAAAAGCCATCTTAGTAGAAAACGTGCAGCATTTTGTGGTGATTCTATTATGATTGGTCAGGACAATAAAGAATCAGTTAAGAGTTTGACATACTATATATCCAAGAAAACTAATTTGAAATGTACAAATTGGGCTAAAGGCGGATCTGTTATATTATATCCATTTTACACGGGGAATGCTTATAGCATATATTGGCAACTCACTCAAGTCGATAAAAATAGTGATTATATTATTCTCCAAGGCGGAGTAAATGGGGTTAATTTAAATGACTCAGGCAAGCCTAATTATGCTCCTATGGGTAGAATTACTGAGGGTTTTGATGAAGAATTGCAATTGAATACACAAATAGGATGTTTGGAGGCGATCTGTAGATATGCAATAACACAATTCCCCGGTAAGAAGATAGGTTTCATCATAACTTATGACATTAGCAATTATGAATATTGGAGAGATAAGGTCGTAAAGTTTAAAGAAGTATTAGATAAGTGGGGAATACCTTATTTAGACTGGAGACATAGTGGAATTAATTTGGCATCCTATGACATAAGAGCTATATATGGAGTCGACACTTGGAGTGAATATGAGGAGTATAGTAACAAAAAAACTTATAAAACTGATGATAAGGTTATTTATCAATCTAAAGCTTACAAAGCCAACCAAGACATTGACTCTCCCGAGGAATGGGACTCGTCTAAATGGACTCTCATATCATCTGACAGGTATGACGGTTGGCATTGCAATTCTCTTGCCTATCAGCTGTTGGCAGACAAGACAATTAAATGGATGGAGTCTTTGTAGTTCAGTATAGTAACTGAAAAAGTTTTTTTAATAAGAACTGGCGCAGTCTGCCTCTGCGCCAGTTGGCTTATGCCTTAATGTACTTCCATATACTCCGAAGAGCAGGTATCAGTCCAATCCACTAAACTTCCGTAGGAAATTGGCCTCCGGAGAGCCCGATTATTACCCATATTACAGGAACTACAGCAAAAAGAAAATCTAGGGTATCAAACACAAACCGCCCTACCTCTTTGATAGCGTTAGGCTGGGCATTATCACGCCCAACCTAACATTTAATTTTATTCTTTTTCATGAATTGAAAATTTTATTATAAATATTAAATCGCACCGTTTTGTTTTACGTCAACCGGCTCTTTGCTGACGATAAAGAAAGCATTGATAATGCAAATATACGAAAAAGCTAGTTCCATTATTCCATGAAAATGAAACTTTCTATATCGTTTTTTATTTAACAATTCGAATCGGTACAATTCCATTGGTCCAAACAATATCATTTCCGTTCCATTTGAAGTGGATGGACTTTTTTCCTGATAGTTGATTTGCGGAAAAATAATATTCTTTTCTGAAATTGCAGTCATTTTCGTGAGTAACTGTTAGGTGAAGACTGTCTTTTTCTTGTCGTCTTTCAATATCGACTTTATAGGTGGATTTATCTTTTCTTGAAGAAGGGCGTATTACCCGTGTCCTTTCGATTGTTCCCATATTATATAAATTAATAGCCATATTTTATATAAGACATGCAAGATTTGGCATTGTCAAGTTCCGATTCCCAAAATATTCTATCAAACCCTAAAATAAAGATGATTCTGCGGATTCTATAGCGTTTCTAACCTGTGAGGCATATTCAATATCGTTTTCAATCCTTTCTTGTAGTTCTTCTATTTGTAGGGACATGTTCAGAATCGTAGAGTTCAGGTCAGTATTCTTGTTTTTTAGTCTGTCCACTTCTTCTCTAAGGTTGTAATTCTCCATTTCTAAATCTTCATATTTGCTTTTGCTGACACATGAACCTAAGAATAGGATTATGAATGTAAGTAATATTGATTGCTTCATAGTGTTAAAATTTAAAGACGAGACAAATATAGCGATTTGTTCATGAATGTAAAATATTTGCATGGAATTTTGTATCTTTGCATCGCACATAGCGATGTGCATCAGGATTTGGACGGTTCCGATATAATTTCGGACCGTCCTTTTTTGTTTTCACACTGGTTGGTCTTGTGTATGTTTATCTAATATGTGACAAGGGCAACTGTCTTTCCCAGATTGCCGCCCTTCCTGTTCAATAATGATTAGTAATCAGGTATAACAAAGGTATACAAAGATATAAAACAATCTTATTAAAAATAATCGGTAATGTAAAATCTTGTGATTTATATTGCAAATTACAATTATATACGTATTTTTGTGCAAAAATATAAAGTATATGAAAAGGTTGGTTATAGCCTCATTGTTTCTGCTTCCTTTTTTTGCGGTAGGGGTGGGGATGACATCATGCGGTGATGCCGCTAAAGTGTATATTTGTACAGGTCCGAAAGCCAAGGTATATCACAAGACGGACGAATGCCGTGGGCTGGACAGATGTTCGGGAGATGTAGAATCCGTAAGTCTTGAACAAGCTAAGGGTATGGGTAGGAGAGAATGTAGAATATGTTATAAATGAGTGGTATGAAAAGTTACTATGAAATACTTCAAGTAAGCCGAGATGCTAAAATTGATGAGATATTGGCAGCCTATAGAAAAAGAGTGTTGGAATCCCATCCTGATAAAGGAGGAACCCCCGATGAATTTCAGATGGTGAGAAAGGCTTATGAAGTATTGTCTTCAAACCGAAGGATGCTATATGATGGATGGCTAAAAGCTGAAGAAGAAAAAGAACGGATAGCAAAAAGGAAGAGGGAAGAAGAAATAGAAAAATATTGGAATGGCATCATTGTACCTAAAATAAAATCCTATGCAAAGGATATATTGAATCAATATTGCGATAACTGTTCTTTAAAATGGGTTATTTTAAGTTCATTTGATTCTAATTCCACAATCTTTTCCAATCCTCCATTAAAGCCAACAGTGAAAGGTGGAGCTTTGGCTATTAAAAATGCTATATTGACAATAAAAGATGTGCATACCTCTTTTAGTCAAATAGATATAATAAAACTTACTGCAATATGTGATGCCATTATTAAAGGGAGCATTAATATTAATGAAACTGATAATGGCTCTGAATTTGAAAGAAGAAAGAATATTTATAGAAAAAATATAGATGCTTTCTTGAAACGATATTGTGAAAGTGAGGCCTTGTATTCTCGGATAAAAATGCAATTGGAATTAAACAGCTCTATCTATTCAGATCTTAATGAAACTGCTGCAAACGAGGTAATTTCTGCTGAAATAATAAAAAGGGCTATAGCGATAGTTAAAGCAAAAGGCGTTCCTTATAATTTTAAAGGTCTTATTAAATTAGAATCTATTTGCAATAAAATAATATTAGGCAAAATCCATATAAATAAGTCAACAGACAAAAATAAGGAGGATGAATCTGGAAAATTTAGTTATATCTCAAAATTTCACATCTTAATATCTTATAAATTAACAATTTATATTGTGATGTGTTTTTATCAAGGAACAAATTAGGAACAGAAACACGAATTATCATATTTTCTTGTTTTTTTATTTGCACTACCTTTCTTTCTCTTCACTTGTTCGTACTTTGAGTATTTTTCCAAGTCATTTCACACGATTTTCATCCTCTCGCCAAGAGTGATTGTTGCAGTCATCTATGGATGAATAACCACAGCCAAAAGAAAAAAGGACAAATCTCTGTTTCTTTCAAGGAACATTGTTTTTTGCAAAGGTAACCATTTCCCTCAAAACACCTATACAGGCAGTCCAATATATCTGCCTATATTTAGTTTACTTTAGTTTAGCATATATATAAGCTAATAGACTAAACTAAACCTTTACCGAAGTTCTCCCCCTTACTTTTATATTCACAGTCAAAAGAGAAGATAATCGCACCGATATTTTCTTTTTTCGCTGCATCCCAATTTTACGGAAGTTCCTTTTATCGTAACTTCTGCCATAGGCATTTTATCCTCGCATCCCAACTTTCGGTCTGCCTGATGAGAATTGTGTCGCAAAGGTACTTGTCATGTCTTTCTTGTATTCAAGGTCACAGCCTGACGGTTCCCGACAAAATCTCCACGCTCCGCTTTGCAGAGGTCGTATTTGGTCGTGAAACCCTGCATAAAGAGCCATAACACCTTTTGAGGCGACATAATTTTCAATCAAGCCCGAAAGTAGCTGAAATGCTAAAAGAGGGAAAATAAAAAACTTAAAACTTAGGATTATGGCAAACTATGCAACAAACATTTTCTACGCAAGGACGGAAAACAAAGCAGACCTCGACAAGATAGAGGCATTCTTGGATGACACTTTTGACGGCTTTGTCAATAGACACAGCGATAGCGTGGATGCGGAGTTTACCTCTCGTTGGGTTTATCCGGAAGAAGAAATCGACAGGCTGATAGCTTCGTTGGAAGCCAAAGACAAAACTTATATCAAAATTCTGTCCTACGAATTTGCAGACGAATACGTGAGCTTCAGAATCTTCTCACAGGGTAAATGGGATATCAAGTTGTAACCCTAAAATGACAAGACTATGTACGAATACGAAAAAGATAGCGAAATTATAGGTGCGCACTGCACCCTGCTTACCCCCTATAAAGGCTACTCCGAGGGAACAGTTGTCGGCGACTTCGGCAATAAAATAGTGGTACGTCTTAGCAGTGGCAAAGAGGTGGTCGAGTACCGTGATGAAGTGATTATTTACGATTAAATCCAAGAGCGATGCAACAGGTAGCAATGAAATTCGTCCAATGGGACGTACCCGAATTAGAAAAGCTGAAAGGCTGCAGGGTTTACCAGTTACGGGAACAACTTGATAACGGAGACAAGTTGAGCCGTGAAGACAAGAACTGGATTACCCGAAACGTGAAAGAGTGCATCCATTTCAAAAGAGGTATCGCATTGATGGGCTACTTCTTTGATTTCTCCGATGTTCTCAAACGATATTTCGTGAAACAGCACGGACATATCACCGAGTATTGCGCCATTGACAAGACTGCGTTGCGCTCTGTCTTGTATGGTCGAATAGAAGACGTAGTAGAAGTATAATTAAAATCAAAGAAACATGAAAGCAACGATTGAGCATAGCTTTTGTCCTTATTGTGACGAGGTAACAGAACTCTACTTCCGTATCATCAACACGATTCTTTTCTCAACCGATGAAACGGAACTGCGTACCGGCATGGAACGCCTACAAGAAAAAACACGTCTTGATGATTATTTCGTCTTCGGCTATGGCAAGCATCACCTATGGGTCTGCCAAAGACGTCCCAGTAATCAAAAAAAGATTTTCGAGCATCGGGTAATCATGGCAGAATTTTGATGATACAGGCAGGAACGGGATAATCTTCCATTCCTGCCACGCCGCATTCCCTTTTTTACATCTATCTCTCTCTTTTGGCTGCGCCATATCCTTTTGTAAAAACCAGCCATTCGTGAAAAGCTGCCGTCCGCTTTTCCGAAAAGCAGGGTTCTTTCCTTTTTCCCTTTTGTCCCCTATTCTTTCTGCCGGACGGGAACATGGCAGCACCCCGATACCCCGTTCCGCCTTTTGTCGCCACTTCGTTGATATTCCCTTCTGCGGTATCGCCACCTGTTGTCAGTTCAGTGTTCTGTTTGTAGCCACCTCTATTCAGTCCGACCGAATTACACGAAAATCCCTGCCGATTCTGCGGACTTACAGCCGAAACGCGCACCATTGTGCCGGTGGACGGATTGCTCTTTCACTTCCCCTGCAACTACGGCTTTCCGCTCATTTTCAGAATAGTTTTCCGCCGAAGTCATCATCATTTTCCGATGCAAAGATAGTATGCAGACGGGAACGACTTTGGAAGTCTTGACCAATGGCACAGCCGTACAATCTTCCTTTATCGAGCCTTCTGGTTTTGCCTACGGACAAAAATAAAGAGTATTGATGCGTCCGGCCTTGGTGCATTCCCTTAACTGCACCTACTTTTTGAGGCAGCGTAAAATTGATTTAATAACTTCTAAAAACAATTCATTATGAAAAAGATTGAAAACAATTTCGTAGTAACCGGTTTCGTAGGAAAGGATGCAGAAATCCGTCAGTTCACCAACGCAAGTGTAGCACGTTTCCCTCTGGCAGTAAGCCGACTGGAGAATAATGGCGAGGAATCCAAACGCGTTTCCGCCTTTATGAATTTTGAGGCGTGGCGTAAAAACGAGAACACCGGGTCGTTCGACCAACTGACCAAGGGTACGATGCTGACCGTCGAGGGGTATTTCAAGCCCGAAGAATGGAGCGACCAAAGCGGTGTGAAACACAACCGTATCGTGATAGTCGCCGTCAAGTTCTATCCGCCCGTCGAGAAGGAGGAGACTCCTGAAAAGCCGGCCAAACCAGCGAAAAAAGGCAAGAAATAATCCTTGCCTTATCACGACAAAAGCGGCCTTTGGGTCGCTTTTGTTTTACTCATTACGGTGTTGTTGCACCATCTGTACTTTTATACTCTACTTGTTCTCTTTTACCGCATTCAGAAATGCTTTGGCAGGTTTGAATGCAGGGATGTTGTGAGCGGGAATTTTAATTGTCGTATTCTTCGAAATGTTCCGGGCCGTCTTTTCAGCTCTCCGTTTTATAACAAAGCTGCCGAAGCCGCGCAAGAACACCTCGTTTCCCGCAACCATCGACTCTTTTACATTTTCCATGAATGATTCCACCACAGTCATCACAACCGTTTTCTCAATTCCGCTCTGCCGTGAGATCTGAGCGACAATTTCCGCTTTTGTCATATTGTTCTTGATTTTAATGAATACGGTGCAAAATTAACAAATATCCGCCTGTTATAACAATCCAAACTTATTTGTCATCCCGAAAACTGCTTTTACTGAATCCGCCGAAGACGCCCCTCAAGAGCCTGCCCACTACCAAAAATACCAACAATAAAATTATAATATCTCCCATAGGTCTTATTTTTTATAGTTATATCCAACTTAAAGATACGAAAAAATAATGAATTACGCAAGTAATCTACTGATTTTCAATATCCATATTTGATTTATAAGTTCTATTTCCGGATGCCCGGCACGCGTCCCGGTGTTCGGTTAAGCTGAACCTTGTATTTATTGAGAATGCTGTACACGGTGCTTTTACTCCGGACACCGCTCTCTTTCCAAATATCACGGATTGAATACCCATTGTTATACATATCCACGATTTTTTTGTCCCGTTCAGTTTTACTCATACTTTTTTTGGTAATCGGAATACTGATACTCTGCTGCAGGCGTATAATCTTATCTGACGACTTCCGCAAAACAGCCACTTCCTCCGGTAATGCCCCGAACATGGCCAATACTTCCGCCGGTGTCGTGTCCGGAAACAATTTGTTGTCGGTGTCAATTTTATCGTGAATGGAGATAATACGCACGACCTTGATGCGGCATAGCTCGATCAATGCCGATAGTTCCCGTAAACCACGCACGGCATTGCTGAATTTTGACACCACCAATTCGTCGCCTCTTTCAAGATTCGACATCAGTTGTTTCCATCTCGGTCTGAGCGTCTCGTGTCCGACCGATTCTTCAACCACTTGTACACACCCGTACTGGCGCATCCATTCCTTATCCGCATCAAACGCATCGTAGGAATTCGCCTCGAATATATAACCGACTTTTGCCATATCAATATACAATATTCATGATAACAAGTGCAAATATACAAGTTTTATTCGAGTATCTGAATCATACTATATTAAAAAACGAAAATCGTACATTTTTCATGTTTTTATCTTCACTTGTTTTCATTGGTAATCATACTATTAAGTACGATATTAAAAAATGCGCAAAATACGGTTTTTCGGATGCGAAGTATCAAAAATAATATATAGTTTTGCACTAAATAGTACGAAATAATATAGTATGAAAACATCAAAATCGAACTTAAAACAGCCGATAATCTTTGCCAAAATAATTGCCGTTTCGATTGCCGTATTCCTATGCGCGTCATGCGACAACGGCAATGGCAAACGATTGGCGAAAGCCAAGAATGACCCTGCCGGAACATACAGGGAATACCTGTCTGACATACGCAGGCAGAAAAGACTCTCCATTAAAGAATTGACCGGACACCTCAAGCAATGGCAAACATTGAGGGATTCCGTATTCCTGTATCTCGAATGTGATACGCTTGGCCGGCTTCATTCCACTGTAAGAGAAGAGTGTGAACAGATACATGATTCCATCCGCATGGAATTTTCACGGATGGTGCTGTCTCAAACACGCACTTATAAGGATATACTGTGGGTAAAAGAACAAATCTCGCCGCATCTTGAAGACAAAGAGTTGCATCGTGTGGCTGAAACAATCCGGCCGTTCTTTGCCTCATTGGATAACCAGCCCGTCAGTCAGAGAAACCGACAACATATTCTTGCCACTTATCGAGCTACCCTTGCTGAAACGATTGATTACGGTATTCATTGTATGGCAGACCTGACGACCTTTATCGAAAAGGAGGATGCTGTGTACCGGGCATTCCTTTCACGTCTGCCTGATTTCGACGGCGAGAATCTTTCCGACATCACGCATGACACGGAACGATGCTGCGCACAGGTATTTCTTGCCGCCGAACGGAACGACATCACCTATCGCAATGCCATGATTTATTTGGCCATGCGCACCAACCGCAGGCTGATTCAGAATGTCCGAACCTGTATCGACGACATCTGCAATCAAAAAGTCAAGACACCGGCACAGGCACAAGCCTACATCTGGATGCTTCTCCAGCCTTATTCGTCGTTGGACGGTTTCTGCTTGGCGTTGCTTTCAGCCGAAGAAAGAGAGCAACTCGATATGCTTGCCTCGCAGACACCCGACGCTTTCAGAGAGTTGGGCAGGATGCTGCACCCAGGAGACAACCGCTTGGACGAGCTGCCCGGAATGCTGATGGAAGCATTCATACACACGCTGTAAAATATGACAACAGAAAAATATATGAATATGTTACGACATTTTTATAATGACTTCATGGCATTCGTCCCCCTGCAACTTCCGCAGTTGCTCGATGTGACGACGATGGAAGAACCGCAGTTCTACGGCGACTATGTGCTGCTTACGTTTCCGTTGCGCACCCCTTACGAACTGGACGAAGTAATGGATATGTTCGAGGACGACATGGAGTTGATCACGCTTTACCACCATATCCCGATGCGGACGGAAAAATTCGGTCATAGCACTTGTGCATACTCGAATCCCGCTTTCGGACAGATGTTCAAGATGAACGCCAAGACTGATACGGAGGGTAATGTAAACAGCATCCTTGTTACCATCTATGATTCTTTGGAGCAGATGTACGGGGACCTATGCCTCGATTTGGAACTTCACTCCAAAAGCGGGTTCCTGAAATACAAGAAAGACAAGTCCGACGTGCTGATGAATTTCATATGAGAGAAAGTTTATACCGACAGATGGTCTATTGCATCAACACCTACCGGACGTGGATAGAGGTTGCCGATGACAATCTCTACAAGGAGCATATCATCTCAAGAACCGACCGCACCGATTACCTCGTTTCCCGTACATTGGTGCTGCGTGCCTTCAAGACGAACGGCATACACGCCGAGGGTACGACATGGACTATTCCCGAACACGAACTGGACAAGGCTTTGGCCATCTACCGAAAGCAAGACAGTACATTCAAGCAGCGCATCAAGAAAGCGGCCATGTACTTTTCGCCCAAGGATGCCGAAACCCTTATCCGACTGGCGACATACGGTATTGTCCAGTTGGAACTCATTGTGCGCCCCACTCCCATACCCGAAAAGCCCTATTACTTATGTTACTGAATATCCTGCTACTCATTTTCTGCGCGATACCTTTCGGGGTATCAATGTCATTGTACAAGAACAACAAGCGGTTCATGACACCCTTTTACATGGCAATGGCACGAAGCGGCAACGCCCGTAAACTGTATGTGCAAGTATGGCTGATATGCCTGCTTCTTTTCCATTATGTATATGCCTGTGGACATATGGGTGAGTTTGGAATCCTACTCTCTACCGGTGTCTGTGCCGCAATGTTCTCGTTCCGATGGACGGACAACTGGTTACGCAGGTTGCTTGACCGCCCCGGTGCATTTGTCACACTCGCATCGGTCGCACTGGTCATCGGCTTTGTGCCGCATCTGTACACCTTGGCGATAACCATTACCTATCTTCTTCTGGCAGCCCTGTTCTATCCCTCCGTTCGGGTCATGTCCGAATGCAAGGACACGGGGACACTTTCCGGATGGGCAAAGCATCCCGGAATGCTGTCAGAATCCTATCACGACAATCATCACGCAAATCTGCCGCATGAAGCGGACAGCGGCAACACTGACATATCCGCACAATATGAATCATTAAAACCGAATGAAAATGAAAAATAACCAAAAGATACCTGTTTCCATATTGGCAGACAGGGAGGTATTCGAATATCTCAAGGAGAAAGGGGATGAACGCAAGACACGCACCGAAGCGTACTGTGACCTGTTGGACAAATCACTGGCAGGTTTCGTTTCCCCGTTTTTAAGAAAGAAGGACTACGTGCTGCAACCCAACCAGTGCTACCTGACCGTTTCCGACCTCGCATCGGAGTGGCATTGGCACAGGGCTACCGTCCGTTCTTTTTTGAGTGCAATGGAGGCATTCGGCTTGCTGACCCGCATCCAGCTTCCCAAAAGCGTGGTCATTACCATGACCGTACAATCCGGTCAGGCAGCACAGCCCCGCGATGCACAGGAGCAGCCGGACTTTGCCGGACAGCTCCGTGAGGTATTGTCCGATTGGGTAATCGGCAAAACGACCGCTGCCGAAACTGGCGTAATGTGTGGACAACTCGTAAGTCTGGCAAAGGCTGAAATTGCCGACCGTGACGCCGGACACTGTTCGGACACCCATTCCATCACGACCTCCGCACATTCCGGCACTTTGGTCACGGAACATCGTGAAACAGCCCTGTGCTGCATCGCCCACGCCGCCCTGCAAAAAATCCTGCACAAGTCGAGATTCGATGACAGTTCGCCGCTTGTGGATTTCTTCCGGCTTGACCTCGGCGAAGAATGGGCAGCTTTCATCGAGTCCGCCAAAGACCTCGCCGGGCTGATTCTCGACACCGAGGCATCAGTGACGGACTTCGACATGGACGAAGACCAAGAACGCCTCAAATCGCTTCGCAAACCCTTTTTATCGCTTCTGGCGAAGGCACAGGCGATGGTGGATTGAACCGGGAGTCGAAAACAGATTGTATAACGCGAACAATCCGCCTCCATCCCTTAACGGTCATCCTGCCGGTTATAGGAGGCACACGGGCTTGCCCGTCTGCCACGAAACAAAGGGAAGGGGGAGCCTAATACCCCGACCGTCTATCGACCGTCGGGAGGCTGTCCGGGCAAGCAGCAAGCTGGGACAGGACGGATTGTCCGAAACAACACGAAAAGAGTATGGCAGATCAAAAACAGGTACTTGATGTGAAGGTGTCGAAAGGCATCACCACAGCCCAAAGTAACGAACACTTGCGTGATCGCAGTGAAAGGGCGGAAAAGTACGCTATGAATAAGGGGAATTACGACCCCACACGCAAACACCTGAACTTCGAGATTGCACCCGGAGGCAAGGTACGTCCCATCGACACGAGCCGCAACATTCCCGAACGGATGGCGGACATATTGGAGAGGCGTGGAATCAAAGACCCCAACGAAGGACTGGCAGAACCGAAGTACCGCACGGTGGTGAACTTCATTTTCGGCGGTTCCCGTAAGCGGATGCACGAACTCGCATTCGGCACGCAGAAAGTGGATTTCGAGAAAGATGCGGACAATATCCATATCAAAAGAGAAAGCGATATTGAACGCTGGGCGAAAGACGTCTATTCATTCGTGAGTGGCAAATATGGCGAGCAGAACATCGCCGCATTCATCGTACACCTTGACGAATTGAATCCGCACGTCCACTGTACGCTCCTGCCAATCAAAGACGGTCGCTTTGCGTACAAGGAAATATTCGCCGGTAAGGACAAGTTTGAATACAGCGCAAGGATGAAACAGCTTCATACCGACTTTTTCACCGAAGTCAATACAAGGTGGGGAATGTCGAGAGGAACAAGCATATCCGAAACAGGCGCACGGCACAGGACTACCGAAGAATACCGCCGTATGCTATCGGAAGAATGTACGACCATCGAGGAAAATATCAGCCGTCATCAAAAAGTTCTGGCTGACCTCCAATCGGACATCCGTCTGGCAGAGCGCAGGGTCAAGGGGCTTACGACAATGGTCGATAACCTTGAGAAGTCGAAAGCCGAAAAAGAGGCCCTGCTATCGGCAGCCGAACAGGATTTGAAAGCGAACAAGGGTGATGCTGAACAATTAGCCGCACAAGTGAAAAGTCTGGAAAAAGAACTGGCCGGAATCAACAGGCAACTGGCAGATAAGCAGGAGAAGTTACAGACGGCTGACCGGCAGCTTGCCGAGCTGAAAGAGAACATGGATGCCATTGAGGAACGTACCGGGGAACTCAAGGAGGAAGCCTACAAATACTCCCATGATGTACATTCCAAAGTGGACACGTTGCTCAAGGATGTCCTGCTGGAAAATGTGGTCGGCGAGTATAGGAACGTATCGGCACAGATGGACGTGGCGGAACGGCAACTGTTCGACGGCTCGCTCGTCCAGTCCATAGCGGAACAAGGTACAGACGTGATGCACTGCGCGACGATGCTGTTTCTCGGTATGGTCGATGATGCCACCACTTTTGCCGAAACTCGTGGCGGCGGAGGTGGCGGCAGCGACCTGAAATGGGGACGCGACGAGGACGAGGACAACCGTGCATGGGCACTCCGCTGCATGAGGATGGCGAGCCGCATGATGCGCCCGGCCATTGGCAAGAAACCCAAACGGTAA